CCAGCTTTATCGTTTTGTTCTTCGGGTGTCCAGTTATTCATTCTATAATCATAATTCTTACTATGAAATATAATAGACCTTTCCCTTTCAGTTAATTCTTCTTTACTCATCTTTCTAATATTACAAATGATCCGAAGTTTTTATCAAATACTTCTAGTAAATTTTCATAATCTCCTGACGTCATTTCTTCTTGAAGTTTATTCCAATTCAATCCTAATTGCTGAGCATATGATTTAGCATAACCTAATAATACAAATGCATTGCCATCTGGACCTGTTAGGTCTATGATGATTTCTTTTTTGGGTTGTTTCTTTCTTATCATAGTGTTTAAAATTATAGTAAAAGGGCTACTCGTCCTTCCGGTGCACCGGTGCTTTCACCCCTCAGCTATGAAAAATTAGTCTGCAATATTAAAAATATCTTGATCTTCTGTTGCCATATGTTTCTGAATAACCTGCTTGACAAATGTTCTTTCAGAGTCACTGCCACCCGTTGGGTCAAAGAATGGTAGTATTGCTACCTGTGTGGCTTCTGCTAAATCGAATCCGTCTACTAGCAAATCACAAAGTCTAACAGTCATACGAGTTGAAACCATAGTGCTAAGTTTGCCTTCTTCTGATCTCCATTCTTTTCGGGTTGTGTCAGCAATATCAGCTACCGATTCAATTAGCTCTGTGTCTAGACTCGGAAAACGTTTTTGCAACAACATTTGCTCTTGGGCTTGATTGAGAATGTCTACTTCAATAATTTCAAAACGATCCATCAAGGCTCTGTCTAATACCCGGCTTGAAGTATACTCTGTTCCAATATTAGCAGTTGCAATAAAACATACGCCTTCTGCTACTTTGATAATTGGACTGTCTATAGATTCATCGAGCCTCAAATAGCGTTGCTCTTCGTCTAACACCGTCATCAATATGTTCCAAGCTTCTGGATGTGCTCTAGATAATTCGTCTAATAATATAATAGCATTGGGTGTCTCTAATGCTTTAACAAACGGGGACTTGTCAAATAAAGTCTCTCCTTTCTTAAAATGAGTATTACCAATCAAAGCCGCTCTAGGGTCTTGTGTCGATCCCAAATTGAAATAAAAGAATGGCTTATCGGTGGCTTCAGGCAGACTCTTTGCGGCTTGTGTCTTACCACAACCAGCAGGTCCAACCATCATTATGTTTTTGCCTCGTACTGTGGACCTAACTAAATATTTCCATTTGACGTCTGACATCTCCAATGTGTCAGGTTTAATACTAGGAGCATTTTTAATAAATGCAATCACCGGATCATTGTCTTTGACTTTGGCTCTCGGAGCTTCACTAACATCATCTTTAGGTAAGTCTGACAATTCAATTCGTTTACCTCTACCGGTTTCTTCATTAAATTCTAATGCTTGATTGTTTTCGTGAGCCAAGCGAATCATGTCTGGCCTAAATAGATGTGTAATGTCTTTGCTACTATCTACTTGGAATACTGTATACACAGTTTCTTCGCCGGTTGAGATTGATGGGATTGTTGATGATACGATTGTACCATAAATTTTGTTTTTCATAACTGATTATTTAATATTTATACTATTAATATAAATAAAAAAAATCAATTATCCAAGCATTTTACCATTTACGACAAGACCAATATCTTGCTTTGTGTCTTGGTCCTGGATTATCGCAGTTGTGTCTTGCTCTGAATGACTTACGAGCTTTAGGATTGTTTTTTCTGATTCGCATGGTTTTCTGTCCTGCTTTTTTTGCAGAGGTTCCACCATGACCAAAGTTTACTTTAACCACGTTACCTTTTGGATTCTTAACATACACTTTGAATTTTTTAACATCGCCTCGCATTGGCTTTCCAAGTTTAACTTTACGTCCTCGGTATTCGGCTTCATTAACATCTGGTTTATACTCTCGTATAAATTGTATGAACTCTTTTATGTCATGATAATTTTCTACAATATATTCTTGCATCTTACAAATCCTGTCTTATTCCTAGTTTAGGTAGCATTGTTCGCCACCGCTTTATTATTTTTTCTTTTTCTTCGTTAGTCAACGTTCCATTGTCGACCCATATGTCTAAATATGAATTGATTACTTCAGCAAATGGTTTACGTTCTTTCTTGGCTCTAAAATACAATCCCTGAATCATTGCTGGTTGTTCTTTTTGTAACAGCCAATAATTTATAGTGTCGATGTCGCCTCGATTAATTTTGTTTCTTCGAGCCATATCCGATCTCAAATACTTGCCTTGTTTAACATTCCATCCACTCTGTGTTATGTGTTCAATTTCATGACGAAGTATGTCTTTGAGGTCCATTGATACTTCGGAAAGTACTCTCGGATATTGTTCTGGATCTATTTCAAGTCTAACTTCGATTAGTGGAGGAGTGTCTGCCTTTGCCGGGTCTTTTGCTGAGTCATTGAATGCGTCCCCGCCATAACGATATGCATTGAGTCCTTCTACCCATTGTATTTTGAGAGTCAGATAAAATTCTAATTGCACATTAGGTGCTTCAATCTCTTCGAAGTATATTTCTGGATGTTCTTCTATATGTGGTACGGACTCTCCTTTTGCAAAAAACGTTTTCTTTCCTGCAAACATACCGTCCTCTGATTCAACACAAGAATAACTGTTTTTAACTACACTTAACAACGTGTTAGATAGTTTAGTTACCAGACTGTCATAACGGCCTTCTACAATTAATGCTTTCATTGATATCATATATTAATAAATATCATTCAAGTAAATTGTAGTTCCAATAACGTTCTTTGTCTTCGTTATATGGATTTCCTGATTGTTGATAGTAACAGTTCATGCAAAGCATTTGCAGATTGTCTATACAATGGTTAGTCGTATCTCCGTCTTTATGATCTAATAAAAGAGGCACAGTGTCATCTGTTATGCGACGTTCTTCATAACCACAACTAGCACATTTTTCTGGCAGTATGGCTAATGCTAAAAGTCTATTGCGCAGTTTCCATATAGGATACTTAGGATGTTTGCCTAAAAGTATATTGTCTATACTATACACTCCTCGATTGGCTTTGACTACATCTTTAGGTATTCCAACTCCGAATTGATTTTTATGAAGTTCATACAATGTCTTACCAGTAGCTCTGTCAGTATACATTCGAGCATATTTTTTATAAGATGTAAATGATATCTTAAGAAAACGAGCTGCAGCTGCATTGGACTTAGTATTTTCCATTGCATAGCGTATATCAGACTCAGGCACATTTAACGCCGTTCTTCCTTGACCATATACATACTTATATTCACTCATTAATATACACCTTGTTTTCTTAAATATTCAACAGTATCTCTAATTGATGTTTTTTTAGAATATAATTCTTGTAATTCTGGTTTTAGTTTTAATGTGAAATCTACAAACGTTCTGTGATATACTCCACTCTTTTTTTGTACCGCGGCTATCCAATATGAATATACTGGGAAGTCATCATCAAAGCGATTGGCATCCGTACGGTTATTCATATACTCAATTTGATCTTTCAGTGGCCATAAGTTAAAAGGTACATCTGGTGACTTGCGTCGAGTTGGTAATAAGTCTTTGTGTTTATTACGTTTTTCGTTTCTAGTAATAAATTTATCCATCATATTGATAGATCTGTCTTTTGGCGATTCGCCACTATGTGCTGCTTTCTTTCCCATCGTTTGGTTTATTTTTATTTAATAATATAACTAATTTGCGCCAAGCATCTTCTGCTCGGTATATGTATTTTTTAAATTTAACTACGTTTTGTTGAGTTCTGGCGATCTGTGCCCACTTCATGTTTCGGTGATATGTAGCATGAAGAAATCCTATACGTATTGTTCTTATAAGTTTAAACATTTTTCTTTTGTTTTTTTACAATAACCGTTAATCCATTTTTAACTAAGTTTTCCCAAACTGAATAACAGTTGTCATAGTTGTCTACGAATATAGAACATTTGCCGTTATTATGTGTTAATAAAGCACATTGGTTGGCTTGATATTCATTGTGCCCACATAATTCAACTAAGCACGTCATAACGTGATCGAAACTAACCGATTCGTCGTTGTGAAGTATTAATTCAAATTTACCTCTAGGCTTTGATTGTTTTTTGGACATCTCTAATAATTGAACATTGTTCATATAACTCTAATTCTATTGCATATTCAAGGCTTTCGTCTAAAAATTTTTGTTTGCGTGTGTCGTCCCATCTTTCTGGCCATTCCCAATCTGTAGTTTTCATGTGATTGATTGACCGTTTAAATAGAACCTCAACAAAATTTCTTGCTTCTTCCATAATATATAATAATAAATATTAGGCAAAGACCCAAATACTATTTTTTAGATTTTTCTAATTGATCAGCATAGTACTTGAATCTATTATAATTCCATTGCATACGCTTTTTGATACCGGGTGCACCCGTTTTATATTCATTATGATTGATGTACTCTTGTGCGGCATCTTTCCAATTATTTTGTTTCATATACTGTACTGTGTTATGAGTACTTTTCAATTCTCCACGAAACATTGCGTTAATTAATGCCTGTTTGACATACTTTGGAAGTGTGTTAAAATTTATACCTAATGTATTTTTAATTTTACTAATAGCTTTAGACACATCCATTAATAGTAAGGTAGTTGCTTCTTTTTCTGTTATTCCTTGTGAATAGTCATCCGTCGACTTCATTTTATGACCATAAGCAATAGTATCAGTTCCGCCTTCTAAACTTCCATGGGGGAACCACTTTTTCTTTTCTTTGTCCCAGCCTCGTTTAATAGAGTTTTCAAAATATTTTAACAGATCAAGAAAACTAGTAGTAGTTACCAATGATTCATTTAATATGTTATTTAGTCTAATCATTTTAAATCTACATGAAAATGTGGAGCCGATTTTCCTCGTTCATCAATGTAACTACTAATTAATCCGTTGTCCTTTGCATAGTCTAAAAATTTAATAACGTTGTTATTATTTTTGCCATACTTACCTCCTCGGAACAATGATAGATCTATTGCTTTACCAGATTGGTGTCTAGACATATATTTGCCTTGTTTTTCCATGTTTTTTAAAAATGCAATTGCTTTCCGCTTTGCTTTATTTGGCTTATCTTCATGTTCTATAAAAATAGCCTCAATTGGATCACCAGCCCATCTACCATATCCAACACCTCCCTCACTTCTAGGTTTTAGGTAATTTTTATCTCCACTCCATTGCGCCCATATTGCATTAATTTGTCTTTCAGGCCCTCGATATCCAGATGTCACTACTGGACCTATAGGTCCTAGATTAGTATTAGCATCCATCCATTGAGTATATGCATTAGCAAAATTTCTAACTTTGCCTCGTATGCCTCTTAAATTAATATCTTTTGTTTGCCAATATGAACCTCTACGTTTACGAACTGTTCTATTGCGCACATACTTCCAATCATCAGCTTTAGTAGTTTGTTTGCCTGTAGATTTATCAAATACAATATTGATCTGTTCTAGATTTTGTATTGGTGGATCACCAATGTCGTACATGTCTATAGAAACCGCAGGACCGCCTTCTTGTGTAGATTCTAATAATATGTTTTTAAGTCGTATCATTTTATATAAATATAAACAAATTGATTATCTGCCTTGTCCTTTGTATTTAGACTTATGACCATTCTGTCCTTTACTGGCATTCTTTGAATGAACACCTGGACGTTTCTTTTTTTGTGTGTCTTGTTTTCCTATAGATATGTTTCTTATTGCCATTATTTTTTCTTTTTCTTTTTAGACTTATTGCCCCAATTTTTTGCACCTTTCTTTCTGCATTGCACTAATGCACCAGATGCATAAGCAGACGGCCATACTTTATAACGTCGTTTTACTTTGTGATAACAAGCGTCTCGTTTTTTCTTTTTCTTTTTACTCTTGCGTTTCTTTTTACGCTTTTCATCAAGAGCAACTTCCAATAAGTCTTTGAGTCGTATCATTTTGATTTACCCCATTTTGTACCTCTACCTGGATCATCACACGCTGCTGGGGTCTTTCTGCAATCAGGACTTTTTTTACGTCCTTTCCCGGCACAAGCTTTACATTTTATTCTTCTGCCTGTTTTTTTGCTACGCTTACATGTATTGCAATCTATCCAACCTTTGCCTTTGTTGCGACTAAACCATTTTTTTAGATCTTCATCAATCTCATCTTCATACATGATCATTTGATCTTTATCAGAAAATCCGTCATCTGGAAGTTTTGCTTCTCGTTTAACGCAATTAGGAACACGCTTACCGAACATGGTTTTCATGCCCTTCTTCTCATAGCCTTTCCAGCATTTTTCTGATAATAATGGTTTAAGTTTTATCACAATTATATTCCTGCTTTGCGTGCCCATTCTTTTGAAACTTTATCTGAATCAATTGGTCCACCTTTAGCCCACGTGTCACACGTTCTAGCTGAATGGCATTTGAAATGATGCATCCAACAATATCCAAATCCTACGTATGCATCTTCTGGCATACCTGGAAAGTCTGATGCTGGTAAATCAGCCATCATGCTATCTGCAACATCCATTGGGTCAGCATCTTCTAAATCTTCTGGAGCTTCGACAGTAGGTAAACACTTTTGCATTCTTTGTGAAATATCAAATGCTACACAATTACCACAACGCATACCTCGAGCTTCTGCAGGAGTAGCACCTTCCCATTCTTCACTCATCTTTTCCCAGTAACCATCACTTTCTGCAGATGGATTCATTGGACCATATGCATGTTTTTTCCTAGTGCTGTTTCTGTTTTTAGTGTTGAGATCAACGTCTTGAGTTGCTGCTGGACATTTAGTTTCAGCTTCGATTAGTATGTGTTTTAATTTTTTCATTAATGTCTTTTATAATAAATATTAATTGTTTTAATTTGAACTAGATACTGCGGATGCTAATCTTGTGAAGCTGTGAACTCTCCATCCGTTGCCACCCATACTTCTAATCATGAGTGAATCTGTTTGACGTAATCCAGCATCAGTGTCTAATGTTAATTTATCTACATTTAACAATGCATCAGTACTATTAGTAGCATATGAAATACCAGATATCTTTGAAGAACCACTTTGTATTACAAATTTGGCAGTACTCCCTCCAATTGCAGCAATATCAAATGTATACTCATATCCTAAATATGTATCATCACCATCGTTAGCTGCTGGTAGTTGCACTGTAATAGTTTGAGTATCAGACGACAATAGTACCCGAGTCCGACCGCCGGCGGGTAAGCTACCTAAGTTAGGTCCTAATGTTACTGTAGAAGGTCCAATTGTAGTAGTTGGTAGTATTATTTGAGAAGCTGACTGAAAATTAACTTCTGACCCAGAGACTAATAAACTTCCTGTTATGACAGCATCTCCATTAAATGGAAATCCAGATCCAGCACCAGCATTTTCTGCATATGAAGCAGTAACAGCATATGAAGCACTTGTTATAGTTCCAGCATATGTTCCATTAAATGAACCAGTAAATGACCCGGTAGCTACAACTTCTGTAGTCGCGGTGCCATCTAATGCATCAATGATGCGAGTTATATGTTCTGCCTTACTGGTTAATCCGTCTTGTATACCTGTTTTACTTATTGTTGCCATTTACATTCCTTTTCTTATACATGGGCCAATTCTTAGTTTTTTCATTGAGCCAATCTTGTCTTTCATCACACCCACAATCTTCGTCTAATAGTTTAGCAATTTTTTCTGTTAATTGATCTAATCGTGTTGCTGATGTAATCTTTTTAATGTCGTCTCCTAATCCTCTAGATTTCATATAATGTCCTTAATATTTATCAGTTACCGGGTATCCTTTATTAATACTGTCATTTGGATGTTTACCTGGTCCTTTTTTAAAATTTGTTTTATGACGATGTCCGGTACCCCATGGGCCTCCATAATCTGAGTAATCATGTTCTTTACCAAATGGTCCTGCAAAGTCTTGTTCTTTTATAGTAGTCATATCCGTTAACAATTTCTTAAGTTTTTTAAGTATAGTGTTATGTTCTGGAGTCATTGGTATTTCTAATACTTTGCCTCCTGGGTAACCATAATCTTTTTCTGGGTGCATTATTTTGCTATGTCCAGTATCATCAATTCCCAATACTTTGTAAGGAACATTTTTCATTGTTATTTGATTGCTAGGTATTACTGTGCATTGTTTTGGATGATCCCATTGACCTCTCGGATCTTCAATTGCGTTCATATATTTTAAAACATTTTGCCAACTATTTTTGTCTAATGTTTTACGTTTTGTTATATGTGCTGCTAAATCGCCTATTACATCCATTTTAACGCCTCCTACAACTTGTTCTATTTGTAATTGACTCAATGTAATACGTTTAGACATCTCTTTTAAACGAGCTAATAACCCTTTATTACGAAGTTTTTTGAAAGCTAAGTTTTCTATAGAATATTCACCTTCTGCTTCTAACCCGGTTTGTCTCATTTTGTATAATCGTTCTAATATATGTTTAATTTGATATTCTAATTTAGGATCTCGCTCTGACAAATTTTCTATTTCGTATTCAAGTGGAGCCATTTTTGCATCAATAACTTCATCGTCGATTGATATAACATCAGCATTTGGTTTTTTTAACCATTTACTCTTCATTAATGAATATTGTCCTACTGATGAATGTAAACGATCATTCCAATCTTGTGCATATAATTCAATATCCATTCCCTTGTATGTTAACGGATAATTAGTACTCCATATGCTTTTTTTAGCCATCATTAAATTTTTAACTAAATGTAAATTCTTTCCTACTGATTGATAATCAATAACAACATGAAGATCGATATCTGATTTATCTGTCCAATTATAGTTTGCATTACTCCCAATAAGCAGAACATCTAATATTTTTGCTGTGTCTGGAACTTCTAAAAAATCATAGAATGCTTTTGCTATGCGAAGAAATTTATAGGATAGTCCTTTTTTAAGACGATCTCCGTCCCAAAGTTTTGGGTTTAATGTGCTCTGTGTTTCGTATTCGTGTAGCATTTAATATAAATACCGTTACTTCCAAAAGAGCTGAATTGCTATAATTGAAAATGCTAATATTAAACATGTAGCTGTTTTTAAATTTACAGCTTCACCTCGAAATAAGTATGTCATGGCTGTAAATATAACTATCCCTGATACAAAAGAAAGAAATCGGCCTGGCCAGAATTCTCCTTGAAATCCATCAACTGACAGTCGTGTTGCCTCCATGAATAAATATGTTATTGGAATTCCACAAAACATTAAAGCCCAACGCCATTCTTTTGCCCACGGCCATATAATTGGTCCATTGACTTGTATCCATACGATACATTGTCCAAAAGTAAATAGTAATGCTGATAATGTGATATATTTTAGATTCATTTATATATTATAAGAAATATATTTTACAAATCAAAATCCTCCCATTACTGCCTCGTCGATTGCTTCTTGCATTTCACTTTTTGTAGCTGAAATTTTAAACGAAATGTCTGCTTGATAACGTTTTATTTCTTCCCCATCTAAAAACATTACGACTGTCGGCACAACAACAACTTTATATTTTTGTTGTAAGTTTGGATATTTAGTTATATCGTAGTACTTAACATTACAATCCGTTAACTTAGTAAGCCATGTTACTTTGTTAGCGTTATTCCATGCTGCGTTAAAATGTTTAACGGTAATCTGACTATAACAATTCATCGTAAAAACTAATATACTTATAAGTAAAAATAATTTTTTCATAATAGACTATCTTAAATTATCAATTTTTTCTTCAATTCTATCCATATCTTCTTTAAGTTCGGATACATCTTCTTGTGTAGTCATGATGGTCTGTCGTATTAACTGATCTTTCATGTCATATTCCATTCGGGTAACTTCTGGATCTGGTGGCTTTGGTAATTCTTTTGCCTCTTGTATGTCTGCCTGTAAAGCAAACCACATTCCCACTACCGTTGCAATTGCAAATGCAATTCCTATCAATGTTTTAATACTTACCTTAAAACCAGTGTCTTCATTTAATTCTGTTGCCATATCTCTGTCTTTATAATATTATATAATTTACTCCTACACTAAAATTGTGCCATCTTCTGTTCCAATATTTATTATATTTTCCTTCAAGGAATACTCCTAAACTTTTATTAAATTTATATCCAAATATCAATCCTCCAGAATAATCAATCCATTGACCGTCATTAAAATTGTGATATGAATATTCATTTGCAGTTTTAATATGAAGTGGCATCAAGTTAGCCCAAGAATGAAGCCAAAAGTCTTTTGTATAGTGATAAAAATCAAAACCTAATACTAATGAATGATTCCATTGTAAGTCTAATGCGTTACGTTCTTTTTCTGTATACTCTGCTAATACTTCTGGAACTACAACTGCTTCCCATACTTGTGTGTTTTCTGCAACTATATTACCTGCAGGATCAAAATATGTTACTCCACCATCACCATCAAATTCGATATTATATCCTTGTTGTAGTGCTAATTGTGTATAATGAAGATTTCCATCTGACAGTAACCATTCGTCTAATGGATTATACCCATATGGTTCTGATATTCGTTGTACTGCACCAATATTAAATGATAATTTGTTTCCTAGTTTTTGTCTATAACGTTCTGAAGACTCAAAATACTGTATATCGGCAAATCCGTCTTGTACATATTCTACTTTTGCTATCCAATTTTTAGCAACATATCGTAAAAAGTGATCTTGATTAAAAAACGATGTACCTTGTTGACGTGTCCAATCTGCTTCAAATAAAAATTCAAATCCATTTATTTTTCCTATAGTAGCAGCGTCACCATATGTTTTTTCTGTACCATCAAAAAATACATTAGTTCGATTTTCATATCCAAATCTTGCAATCTTTCTGATACCTAATGCAATAGAATAATCAAATGGTGTTTTTTCAGTAAACGTCTCTAATCCATCTGTTACAGAATAAACATCTACATCTGATACTGAATTACCTCCTGTTATTGCACCATAAAATGTAGAATATTTAAAAACTTTTTTAATTGTTTTTTTAAACTTAGAATCTGTTTGACTAAATGCAATGGTTGGTATTAGTAAAAATAATATTAATAATTGTTTCATTGTTTTATAATTTTCTTGTTAAATTGTTTTCCGTCGTGCGTTATTGTTAAGAAATACACTCCAGTTTCTAATGTGTTTAGGTATAAACGATCGTCATTCCCGGTTAATACTACTTTACCAGTTGCGTCTTTTAATTCATATACGATACTTAAATGGGTCTTAATATTTAAAATATTATCGGTTGGGTTTGGAAATACAACTATACCATTTGCTAACATTTCGTCTAAACCAACAGGCCACCCTTCTTCGCAATAGTCATACATTGATTGGCATGATGCATCCCATTCTGTTTCGCAACAATATACATCTACATCTATTACCCAAGCATAACAGCCGTTGTTTAGCCAATAAGGATTACCAGGTCCACCAACGCACCCTGCGTCGTATAGACACGCAGTTGAGTCAGATACATTTGCTTCAGGATTATAATTATATGCATTTGGATCTGTACATCCTGCTAATGGTAGTATACAAGTCCCATTATCTGTATTAGCTAATGGATCGTAATTTAATGCAGTTGTGTCCGTACAACCAAATACTACTTCTATACATGATCCATTATCTGTGTTTGCTAAGGGGTCATAATTGAATGATGTTGGATCCATACAACCATAAATTACCGGTATACAAGAGCCATCATCTACGTTTGCTAATGGATTATAATTAAAAGATTCTGGGTCTGTGCAACCATATATAGGATATATACAAGTTCCATTGTCTACATTTGCTGTTGGGTCATAATTTAATGCTAAAGAATCCATACAGCCAAAGTATATACATGAACCATCATCGATATTTGCTTCTGCATTATAATTCCAAGACAACGGATCCATACATCCATATACAGTAGATATGCAAGTGCCATCGTCAATATTGGCATTTGGATCATAATTAAATGCCAACTCATTTGTGCACCCATATACAATAGGAATACATGAGCCATCGTCTGTATTAGCTAATGGATTATAATTAAATGAAGTAGAGTCTAAACAACCATATATTTTAGGTTCGCAATAGTCTCCACAATATGGTAATGCTGAATATGTAATCCATGATGGAGATTCAAAAGGTTGTAATGCACCTTGTCCATTATTGGCAAAAGGATTTGATCCTTCATACATTAATTCAACACCATCTTCGTTAGTTAATTTAAATGAATTATGCCATGTTTGAAATTCAACTTCTTCTGGCGATTGTTGTGGTAACGCATTTTCAAAGTAGTAAACATATACTGGTTTATTAGTATTTAATGGGATATTAAAAGTTTGTTCACTCAATCCGAAGCCCATTGTATATGTTCCTAATGTGTTTCCGTCTTGATACACTCCGATATATGAGTTACCCCAGCCGTCAGCTGCAGCGTCACCAATCCATAATGTATAATTACATGTTTCTACTATTTGATTTATAGTAGCATCTGGATTATAATTATAAGCCGCGGTGTCGATGCACCCATATATATGCAAATTAGCACAAGTACCATCATCTACTGTAGCTTCTGGATTATATTCTTGATATGCTGAATTAGTACATCCTGGTATTGGTTCTATATTATTACACGGAACTCCATTAACAACTCCAGAATATGCAGTAGACCCAAAATTTGGCTCAGGTAGTTCCCACAATACGTTTCCATTGCAGTCATATATGACAACATCTCCGTCAATATTTCCACCAGTTGTAGATCCAGCTAAACCGTCACCATATGAATCATTAAAAACTAATTCTGCGCCAGCTGCAGGAATACATGTAGTATAACTATATGTTTGACCAATATCATTAAAGTTATAGGTACCTTGTGATATATTATATAATAAGTTCCCATTTGATTGATCTACAAATAACCACGATGTTTCTCCTGGATAACTGTCTAATGTAACTTCGATTGTTACTTCGAAATCGCCAGGATCACAATTTTCTCCGCTGGTACCATCACATGAACCGTCATCTTGATTAGCCCATGGGTTGTAATTTTCAGAGGTAGGCTCTGTACATCCAGGTATACATGCATATGGTGTATATGATATAGTGTCTGATTGTGTACCGTCTACATAATTAATAACTAGATAATGTTCTACTGACCAATTTGGTGGCATATTTTGTGTCCCGGCATATACGCCAAAGTTACCACCAGGAACATTTGCTGGTTGTCCAATTGGATATGTAAATGGACCTACACCTTCTGCCGTTGAATAAGAAACAGATTCTACTTCACAACTTCCTGGACCGTTAAACCATTCGAATATTATAGCTGCTTGAGCGCCGTCATTGATGCATAGTTGGTATGCATTAGAACTTTCAAAATTACAATTCTGCGTTACACTTAAAAACGGAATAATACTTACTAATAATAATAACAAAAACTTTTTCATATTTCTTCTTCTGAGTCTGTTGAGTTAGGTCGTTTAAATATTTTACCTGCTTCTGCGATACCAAAACATCCTAATGTAATCCATAAGAATGAATTGTAAATAAATTCGTTAACATGTAATGGATTTCCCATCCATCCAGTTACGATATCTGCTACTGCAAATAACACCATTACTGCAAACGAAGCAAATCCTACTACGCTTTTTTCATTGATATCATTTTCGTCTTTAAAAATATTTGCGAATGCCATGAGCTTTCCCTTTAAGTTTAAGAGTAACCTTTTCATAATTGCAACCTTTTATTGTTTATAATTGTTTTAACATTTCTACTAGTTCTGGTTGTGGAAAACAATCGAATTTATCTTTTCTAACATTCGTATGTGTCCATAAGCCAAATTGCTTTGCATTGTATGCATCTGCGTTAAATTCAAATGCATCTTTTGGATGAACTCCTTCTTTTAATAGTTTAGGTAGTCCATTTTCCAAATCCATTTTAGGATAAATGTCTTTTAAATGTAGAATAAGTAATCTTAAACTTTCTATTTGCTTATCTGAGTAAGCGTGCCAGTATTGATGACCTCTAAATTTATATCCTAAATCACAAACATATTCTGGTTTTACTTCAGTATTGACATATGTATAATACTTGTCGCCTTTCTTTTTGAGGTATCCAAAATTATTTAGTTCAACACCACCTGATAGTTTGGATATTTTAAAACTTCCTACTTTACCTAGGTGCCAACCTAAATAGTTGTTTGGAAAACATTCTACTACAACGCCATCATGTTTAGTCTTGCCTTTTACATTGCTTCCACCAATACAATATTGAGTAGCTACTCGGCCTCGTTTGTCTTTGTTCCACTGACTAACTGTGTTATATGGATTATCCCAACCAGCAGTATGATGCAAAAAGAATCCTAATGGCTCTATTTTACCATAGTCTCTTACGTATTCGTCTTTGTCTAAGTATTGACGGTCAATTACTAATCCATCTTTAGTAGTGTATTGTGATTCTTCAGCTGCAGCTTCAGTGTCAGTATCAATACCAATAGCTTCCCATGTTTTGGTTCCAACTATACCGTCTGCTGTTAATCCGTTTTCTGATTGAAATCTGCGTACTGCTAACTCTGTATCCGCACCGAATATACCGTCTGCGGATAATTCTAATGCAGTTTGTAACTCTTTTACGTGTGAGCCTTTACTGCCTCGTTTTAATAACATACTTATCCTTTAATAATAAATATGTATTGTTTAAGATTACCGTAGATATTTTTTATTGTTTTGAGGATTGTGCTGTATATAACCGCCCCATTTGTATTGTGCGTAAGCGTGTCCTGCTGCTTCTGCCTTCATTCTTGCTTCTCCATTGGTTGATACTGAGGCAAAATGATAGAAGCTTGTGTTCTTGGTTCTACACATTTTAATTTCAGATAAATTGCACTTTAAAAAGAAGTCCCAATCTGCAACCATTCCTAACTCATAGTTTTCATCCCACCCACCTAATCGTAGATAATCTTTCTTATACATCATAAACGGTAATGTTGAGCCATTCCAATTGTGCCCTGCTTTTACTAAGTTTTGTTCATACTTCCAGAAACGATCTAAATCGAAACTCTCAACATCAGTACCTAAGTTTTCTATTACAAAGTCTTTGAACATAGATGGGTATGGTTCTATCTGATTTGGTGTCAATACTATAGGATATGATCTTTCCAAATTATCCCAATATGTTCTGCTACAGTTGGAATGATATATATTCCAATCTTCTTCTAAACGGGTATCCCAATCTTTAGGAAACACATTGTCATCATTAACGATCAACACCTTATCGTATTTTGCGTTCATTACTCCTAGATTGGTTCCTCTACACAATCCAACATTCTGTTCCATATCGAGAATGTCAATAGATCCACCTCTGACGCTGTCATACTTGTACAGCACTTCTTTGTTTATATCGTAATGACCATCGACTACTACGATTATCTGATTAAAATTCTTTTGACCCTTTGTCGCAGACTCTAGGCATAAGTCTAGCATTTCTGGATTTTTATATGTTGGTATTATTACTGATATCATATTGTATATGCTCTCCAATTAGTTAATGGTGATAGCCAGGCTGTCTCTCCGTGTGTAGCATAGCCAGGTAAAGGTGTTATCAACAACTCTCCTTGCTGTCTTAACTCTAAAAACATTTGGAAATCATTAGGATGTGTTCCTGATGTATGTTTTCTTAATATGGACTCTACTCGTTTCAATGTAGATACCTTTGCAGCAAACGTCATGGTTGTGCTATTGGTTATTTTCCAATGACAGCTGTTAGTCAAATAAACTCTTGTGTCTTCACCGCCACCTTCGCAATATGGATTACCTCCTTTGCTTGGGTCTAGGTATTTATCTGGATGATCATATAGTGCTACAAATGATGCTCCTAATTCAAACCCTTCTCGTATTATCTTTGCTGACTCTGGTTTATGTATGTAATCATTTTCTATAAAATAAACTATATCATCATCATTATATTTCAATGCTTCGTCTAATGCTAAGTTAAATGTGCCTGCTCCATGTCCTACTGAAACTGATTTAACTTTGGTTTCTGCTAAATGAAAAGATGTTGTTACAGCTTTTACCATATCTGTAGTTTCATCACTACAATTATCAGCAATAACTAACCAATCTTCCTTTTCGAATCGATTCGACGCATTTACTAAACATGTTTCATTGTCTATGTAATCTGGTTTTTCTTTTTTATAACCAGCATCTGATATTCTATAAATTATTTTCATGTTAATTTAATTTTATTTTTTGGTACCGTATAAAAATGTTCTGATTGTTTTTTATTTAACAATGTTTGATGTGCGACAAATGTTTCTTTAATTGCATTTAAACGTATCCAATTATGCTTCCATAAAACATATGGAAATGAAATCTGATCTCGAATAGAATTATTATTTATTTCTGCCCACCACATTTCATTGAAACTAACAATGTGACTATTGTTTCGTCTCATCAATATACCAGTTTCATATAATCCATAATCTTCATATTGTTCTCGAAGATATTTTTTTATTTGATTATTAACAATTGTGCTATCATCTAAGTTTCTTTGAATTATAACTTCTGCTTCTTGTATTATATTACTTCGATCACAATGTTCATGTAGACACATATCAAAATTTGTCATATACAATTCAAATAAATCAACTGGGTCGTATTTAAACAAACATGAATTATCCATCCATATCCAAGCATCATAATTTGGTAAATATTTGTGCGGTAACATTTTATATTTACGGGCTTGTTTTCTAGCAGACAATTCACAATCAACTAATCTAATATCCCATGTATTAGATTTTAAATGTGGTGTATTAGTAAAACATATAAATTCTATAGAGCTATCTCTATATTCTGGCAATGTTCCGTGTATGTGTTCAATATCATCTGTAAACAATGCAGTATATACTACTAATCTTTCTTTATTCATATCAATGTTTTCAATGTGTTTAACATAATGTTTTGTGCTACAAAATTCTTCTCCGCCTTTTATAGTATTTTTTATATAGTCATTATATCTACCATGTTCTATTTGTTCTTCAATATTTTTTTTCACAACATCTGGTTGCATTTCTACTAATCCAGGATATGAATCAAACGCACCAACGGCTCCTGCGCCTTTAATTAACACGGTTGGTATTCCTAATTGTATAGGTTTAAAACATAGTGTCGACGGAGCAGCAACTATTAGAATTGAATCTGCTATTAATTGATCAATATCCTCACAATTTGTAACAACATCACAATCTAGTATACTTTTAACATAATTTATATCTTCAACATAGTTTGGTTTATCAAGTCTTGTTTTTATTTTAACCTTTATAGGACATTGAAACTTTTCTTGTAATTCTAATAGACCGGTTCGTTGTATAAATGTTTTATCAAAGTTAACTGGAAATATGGAGCTACGATTTGATAAAAAGTTAGTTATAACTAAAATATGCTTATTGTTACCTTTAACATGTTTTAGTGTGTCATTAGTTGGTATGCCTCCTTTACTAAAGTCCATACTATAATCATATGCAGTTCCAATTTCGTTATGTGGTGAATCTTCATTTCCGTGTGAGTTGCCGATTACTATAACATTATTTTGTTTACAATATTGATAAAAAGATGGAATATTATATTCTGGTTTCTTTCTATTGTCATCGTATATTACAAACTTATACTTAGATATATCTATATAATCACAAAGACTTTGCTTTATACGATCTCCATGAAATTGCACTCCTGGCCCTTGTATTATATTATCAATATAATCTTTGTATTGTTCTAGTTTTAACTCACGTTCATCTATATCACCTACCCATGGTGTTTCGTTACTAAACAATCCAATTGAAAACAAATCAATAACATAATTTTTAGATAATTCGGGTATGATAGGCCATAGTTTTTCTGCAACACGATGATTAGTAAATAATAATAAAACACGTTGATCCATTATCCTATACCTTTCCAAGTTGCTCCATTTCCAGTATAAAAATGATTAACTGATATGGATGAGTCGTAAATATAATGTTGATGTTTATCTATCATATCTTTTGCCCAATATCTATCTTCTTTGCCTGGATATTGTTCCGGCATTGGATTATTAACTAAAACGGCTTTTTCATAAAAACAAAATGCGTTATGAAGAAAATATCGTTGTTCTATATCTGAATACATATCCAATGTATCTTCTTCAGAAAAATGACTCCATATATATCTTTTTGATATTTTTTTGCCTTTGTATACAGGAATTTGATTTCCAAATACTGCTACATTTTTATTTTTAAAATGCATCACAACACGTTCAAGATTCATGTTAGTAATTTGAGCGTGTGCTGATAGTACCAAAACATAGTCATTAGAACATTGTTTAACACCCATATTAATTGATTTGCCAGGCGTATAGTCGTTGATTGATATAATTTTAATCGTAGTTCGATCTTTAAATAAATTGACAATTTCTAATGAATCATCAGTAGATTTATTATCTACTATTATGATTTCTGGTTTTTTGAAATGATCTAAACAAGATTGAATAGCAAATCCTATAAACTCGGCCTCATTTCTATTTCTTATAATAATGCTAATATTATCCATCAAATCTACCTGTATAATTTAATCTTGAATCTAACTCAAAATCTTGATAATCTAGTCCATTTTCAATCATCATATCATTTCGTAATTTTAAGTATTCAGATAAGTTATTTAATTGTTTAGGAAGTATTGCAAATTTATTGTCTCTTCCTGGCAATTCATTATCTACCGTAAAATGTTTTTCAATTGCATGTATTCCGAATTCAATTGCAACTTTTGCAGATTCAACCCCTTGCATATGATCTGAATATCCAACCCATTTAAACAATTTATTTAATTCTTTTAATTTTAAAATATTTGCATTTTTTGGATGTAATGGATATGTTGAAACACAATGCATTATACACGTTTTATTAATATCAATAATACGTGCTAACTCTTTAACTTCATCCCATGTAGTAGTTCCAATTGATATATATACTTTATCAAACACCTCCATGCATTTTTTAATAAGCGGATAATTTCTACTTTCGAAAGATGGTATCTTTACACACTTTGTTGTTACTTGTTTATATATCTCAATATCTCGTAATGAAAATACAGATGACATAAATTCGATATTATTATCATCACATACCTGTTTAAGATATTTATGGTCAGCTAATGTTAATTGAGCTTTTTCATATATTTCACGACGGCCATCAGTATCCCATACTCCAGGTTTAAGATTACTTACTGACCATGATTGAAATTTTGCATGTGTCGCTCCATTTGCTGCCGCTTCATTAATCATTTGTTTTGCTAATGCCATATCACCCATATGGTTCCAGCCTATTTCTGCTATAATATTCATAGTCGTTCTTTTGCTCGTTCTAAATCTTGTTGGTAATGTATATCGGTTGCATCATCTTTTATACATCCTATTCTTTTTGAAACATTACTGTTTAGTAAATGATCATATTTAAAAATTCTAACAGATCCGCTCCGTTTAAATGATGGTTCAATTGTAATCAAATCGTCATAGTTATTATCTATCATATAATCTACACAATAATCAAAAGTATGTTCTCTGTCTGGATGATCAGGTTGTAAACAAACTATTAAATCAAATTCTTTATCTATTGAATTAAGTAAATCAATATACACATCTGTTACCTCTGCGTCTTTAAGTAAATGTACTGGTCGCTCTACAAATGTTACTTTATTATCTAATGCTATTTTTAATACTTCATCACTTTCTGATGAAACAACAATTGTAGGATTATATTTACTTTGTTTAGCATAATCAATTGAATACTCAACTAATGTTTTACCTTTAATTTTTTGTATATTTTTTTTAGGTAATCTAGTTGAATCTGTTTTTGCTGGTATTATTGTTAATATCTTCATAATTTATTTATAGCCCATTTATATGCTCTAGTTTGACCTTCAATCGTCATTCCGCCAGTATGTGGTGTAACAATTATATTTTCTCCTTGATTCATTGCTTGTATAATAGGAGATGCTTGTAAGTCGTCAAATTCATTTTCAACTACATCTGCACCATAACCTGATATAACTTTATTTTCCAATGCTTCTACAATGTCTTGTTCGTTAACTATTTCTCCTCTACTGGTATTAATAATATATGGAGATTTTTTACTATATCCAAGTAATTCTTTATTAATCATGTACTTCGTTTCATCAGTAACATGCACGTGTAACGATATAACATCACATTGTTTAAACATATCTGTTAACTCGCAATAAGTATTAAGTAAAAACGCATCATCCATTTCATCTCGTTTATATGGATCATATACTTTTACATTAGCTCCAAATGCTTTACAATAACTGTACATCATTTTTCCTAAACGACCGTAGCCAATGATACCTATAGTCAATGATTTAACTTCTCGTCCTATAAATGGTATATAGTCCCAATTATATTCAGAAACATGTTGTTTGCTTTGTGGTATACTTCGTAGCAATGACAACATTAGTCCAAATGCTAATTCTGAAGTAGATGGTAACTGTTTAATTAATTCATAATCTTTAGTTAAAGACAAAATTTTAATGTTTTGTTTTTTACAATATTCAACGTCGATATGATTCATACCAGTTGAACATGTATTGATTAAGTTAACATCGGTTCCTTGTAATAGCTCTTTATCAATTTTATATGTTTGTTGATTAGGATTACAAACTATAGTATCAATATTACGTTTTAATAGTAAATCTCTAACTTGTTCTTTTGTTGATTCTTCACGAAGATATAACTCGTCACTTTTATTTATAAGTAATTGTACGATTCCGTCTAAATGAAATACTGGGGTTATTACTGCTATTTTCATTTTTTATTTTGTATGTTTAAACAAATTTCCTGAATTACTTCGTTTGTGTTTTTTCTAATTTTATAATCTAGCAATTTTTCTGCCTTTGTAATATTAGCAAATCTAACTAATATTTCTTGATAATTTCCAAATATTTTTTCAGCTGGGACAAATATTATGTCTGATTGATTTTTAAAATAATTATTAATATATTCTGCAGTGTATTTTACTGTAGTTTGTTCATTGGTTCCTAAATTTATAATTTCACCATTTGTAGTTTGTTGATTATTTAAAATACTTACAAATCCAGCTGCTATATCATTTGCGTGAGAAATTGATCTAGTTTGCAATCCATCACCATGTATTACAATGTCTTTACCTTGAGATGATAATTTAGCAAATAATGGAATATGTCCTCCACTCCATGTTGTCGAAGACCGTTTTGAAGCACACCCAAAGATACGTATTACGGTGCACTCTAATCCTTGTTGCTGAAAGGTATTTAGTATGTGTTGTTCACTATACCATTTTGATAAAGCATATGAATATCGTACGTTAGTGGGGGCGCCCATTGTTATGTTATCGTCTTCGCAAAATGTTTTTGAATTTCCATATATATCACTAGTAGATGCAAATATAAATTTAGTTTTATGTTGTAAACAACGTTGAACTAATAACTTAGTCATATGATAATTTGTATCTAATATGTCTGCAGATAATACACTACCATCCCATGCTTTTTTTAACGATGCAAAATGATATATAATATCATATTTTGTTTTATAGTTTTCAATGTTTTCTACTTTGTCATGTATAAATTTAAAATTTTTGTTTTTTATAGCATCTGACAAGTTATCTAGCCTTCCATATGATAAGTCGTCAATACCATCAACCATATGTCCTGCTTCAAGCAATAAATCTGTTGTATGACTTCCTATCAGCCCGGCAGCTCCTGTTACTAATATTTTTTTCATATGTTAACACTTTTTAATGGTCCATTATTTACATTGTGATTAAAAAATTCTAAAATAAGAGTATTTGCATAATGTTGCTCTATTACATCAGAATATTTATGAACATTTTCATAATGCCATCCCCATCTGTCTTTCCATGCTTTAAAGTTAGAATATTCACCAAAGTGATAATCGTTTCCTTGTATCGCTCCCTGTGCTGAATTTTTATTTATGTTGTATTTTTCTTTTAATGATTGATTGTTTAAACAATATAAATCTGGTAATATTAAACATGGTTTATTTTTATGATTGAATTGCATAGCAATATCAGGTAACCATAAGTGAAAATGATATTGATTTGTTGCAATTATATGTTTATTCCAATTTGAAACATTTATTCCAACGGCTGCCCACATCGGAAACTCTACAATAAATGGAGTTCTCCATACTTCTTGTTTTAGTAATTCTGTTTGCCGCTTTGTACATAACCAACGTTTAGAATTATTTCGAATTGACAAATGACACATTCCTATCATTCCTAGCGGAGACTCTCCTCGATCGAATTGCTGTAAACTATTTGATGTGTAGTTACCATGATCTAAAACATTGAATCCAACTATACCAAAGTCATTGAGTTTATCACTTTGTATATATTTGTCTAACTTCGAAAAAAAGTTTTTTGATATAGGGTATATATCATGTTGAAAACAAACTACCCATTTACAGTTAGGACGATTTTCATTAACAAAGTCTATAAGTGTTTGAGTAGCCATTTGTACACCTCTATCTTTGTTCTTTAGAAAAACAACATCATGTTGTTTGCAAATAGCTTCACCTTTATTTAATTCATCAACAGAAGAATTGTCATCAACATTGATAAATTCAAAACCTTCGGTATTAATGTTTTTCAATACCTCATTTTCTAACATATCATAATTGTTTCTTGAAGATACATATATGATAATACTATCACGCTTCATTTAATACATACCTTTAAAAGATTCTACATAGTTAGTAATATTTTGTTTAGGTTGATAGCCAAAATTTTGTGTAGCTGATATATCTGCTAATGTAATTCTAGCTTCACCTGGTCGTGCTGGAATATATGTAGTGTCATCGCTAAACATAGCAGCAATTTCATTTATAGAATAATTTGTTCCGGTACCTAGGTTATAAACTTCTCCAGTATGAGTATGTTTACTCAAACATATCAATCCGTCACAAATATCATATACATGAGTAAAGTCTCTTCGTTGTTCTCCATCACCTGTTATAGTTAATGATTTGCCATTTGAATACTGTCTTTCAAAGATACCTATAATAGTTGCATATGTTCCTTCGGTTGGATGTCGATCTCCATATACATTAAAAAATCTAGCACTCACCGTTGATATATTATATACTTCAGAATACATTTTCAACGTTTCTTCACCAGTCCATTTTGCAAATGCATATGGATTTAATTTTGGTCCACCATATGCGGAACTACTAGCAGCATATATAATTTTTGCATTACATCTCCTTGCTAATTCACAAACATTAACAGTACCCATTATATTGGACTGAAAATAACGTATTGGATCTTTAAATGATGGTTGAATTCTTGCAAGAGCTGCTAAATGAAAAATTAAATCAAAATTTAAATCTTCATATTTAACATTATCTAAGTTGTTAATATCATCAATAATGTATTTAACATTTTTATGTTTGTTGTTTCTACTGCTAGATTGTGAAGACAAATTATCAATAACAGTTATTTCATAATCTGTTGTTTGTAATAATCGTTTTACTAAGTTATATCCAATAAAACCTAAGCCTCCGGTAACTAATACTCGTTTTTTCATTTATAATCCTTCGTATAATTTATTTTGTCGTTCTTGTCGATCAATTGTTTTGTCGTGACGTAAACACCACTGCTCTTCAATTGGAAGATAACTCATTGTCCGGTAGCCTTCTAATACTTCATGAACTCGATTTACCCATGTTATCTTTTTATTGTTCTTGTAAATGCGCCATTGAAAGTCCGGAAAGTTTACCCAACCTTGATCATTAACACCCCAATTCCATTTTGCTATATGTTCTTTAGTAAGCCCTTCAACTGTGTTTATTCTAGGAACTTTTAACACATCAACGTCATTATGTTTTAATACTTCAGGTATCATATCCATCATATATGTTGTAGGCATCTCATCTGCGTCTATCTGAAATATGTAATCTCCTGAGCAATTATCTGTTAGGTTGTTTTTAAAGTTGGCAAAGTGATTATCTAATGAAAAATCACATATAAATTTAATTCGACCTTCTTTATATAAATTACCACAATATAGATTAACTTCCATTTCGGGTGTTAGTGGAGTATGGGATGCAGATTTTTTATATGCCCCATCTTGTTGTACAACTATCTCATCTTGCTCACGTTTGTTTTCTAAAAGAAAATTCAGTAAACGTTGTATCTCTATAAATTCATTGCAGACTGTTATAGCGTAACTTATTTTCATTCGGAGTGTTTTTCTAAATCGTTTAACAATGCTAAAGTTTCACCAAAATTATAGTATTTACATTTGCCTAATTTTATATAATAGTCAAAGGTATCTCGATTTATTCCTATATTGATTTCAATACCGGTAATTAATTTGGATCTTTCTATTTTTAATAATTCTGTTTCTTTCTGTGTCATATTATATTATAATAAATTTACTTTAAATATCCTATACTTTTTGAAGTTTTGGAAGTTTTAATTTAGGAAGTTTTAATTCTACTTGCTCTGGTATACTATTAGTACCTTTATCAATAATATCCAATAACAAGTCATATTGTTCAGATACAGCGGTTTCCGTAAATTTGCTATTAACAAAATATCGTTGACGAGTAGCCAATTGTTTCCATCGTTTATAATTTTTAAGAACGTCTACTAGCATTTTGCTGGCATACCCATAATCAACCGTAAACCATTGGGCTTCTTTTAATAAGAAGTTGTTTGCTGCAGATTCATGTATATTAGTTAACGTTCCTGGTAATGCACATATGAATTCCTTTTTCAAGAAGTCGGCCTGGCCAGAATAATGTGGAGCAATAATAGGTTTACCTGTTGTAGCAAATTCTAATAACGGTCTTCCGAATCCTTCTGCTTTTGTAAAACTAATCATGGCTTTAATTTTTTTGTCATTATACAATGCATTCATTTCTGCATTTGTTAAATCTCCATGAAGTAAATACACTGATGGTAGTTTGTGTTTCTCTGCTCCAAATGTATCTCGTATCTGATTGATTTTGTTTTCAATCTCCCAACGATCTGTTACACTATATGTAGCCCCACTTGTTTTCAGTACTAGAGCCGGCTTAGTTTTTTTGTCTTTGAATGTTTTAAAGAAACAATGCAACGCGCCGCTTATATTTTTTCGATCTTCCCCCAATTGGCCAGACAACCAATGTCCACACATTAAGAATGCTTCTTTTTCTTGGATAGTCGACAAAGCCGGTACCGAAGTAGTTACGTTGTTACTGTCATATATTTTATCATTGAAATATTCAGATATTACTTGTAAATTGGTAGTTATAGTTTTACCATGTTTTGCTGCCGTATCTTCGAAAGTCTTTTTGGTAAATTCACTTGGTACAATGGTTATTTGCATTTGATTGATTCTGTCAATCCATTCTGGGTTACAAACACTTCCTTCTGTCCCTGCTGTGACTCCTATATTGTATTGACCAACTGCTTGAAACTCATTAGGCACAGTTATTTGTACCCAGATATCTGGCTTAGTTTGTAATGGTAATCCTATAAACTTTTGTCGCCACTCAGTAGGTATAGGATATGTAAATGGAGTATTGCCCCATGGCATTGAAAGCAGATTAATATCCCATTCATCTTTTTTCTTGTCTATAAATTGTTTAATAACTTCTCGGGCATGATGTCCGTAACCAGATTGTGTTGCTACTGGTGATGATATAACTACTTTTCTCATTATGCTATTCCTATGTTTTCGTATTGTTTTTCTTCAACTTTATTAAATGTGTATCTAGGGCGGCTCAAAGGTCGACTAATTAATAAATCAGTCATTTCGATAACTTTGTCTGCCATTTGCTTTGCGGTTAATCCATTATCCAAACAAAACTGTCTACCTCTTGCGCCTAATGCTAGTCTTGAAAATAAATCCATATCCCACCAATGATGCATAGCATCTGCTACATCTTCTGGTTGACATCTATCGTCAAATATATACGGTGTTGGCACACTTCCTTGTAATGATCTGTTGCTTGGAAATACTGGTTTAGCCCAAGCCCCATGTCTATTATATTTACCCATATGATTAGTTGGAAATTCTCCATCGAATCGTATCCATTCATCATTTTCATCTAGGAATCCACATTGGTCTTGAAGACCTCCGGTAACATTGTTTATGATAGGTGTTCCTGCTAGCATTGATTCTGTGCTACTTAGTCCCCAACCTTCATTGCTGGCTATATTCACAACTACATCGGCAACGTTATACATTGCATTAAGATCCTGTACAGAAAGTTTAGCTTCTGAAAACATTATTTTACAATCCGGAGCAATATTCTTTGCAACTGCTCTTAAATCAGTTCCGTTGCCATCAGTTGGCGTTGTGTGCATAAGCAGCATTGTTTTGCTTCGTTGTTGTGGCGTTAACTTGTCATTGAACATTTTAAATGCAAGTATCACATCACCTGGTTGTTTTCTTCTTATATTCCTATTATTCCAAAATACTACAAAATCTGCGCCATTGGCTTCTTTTATTTGTTTGTGCATATTTTGATATTCGGGTTTATTTCGATCTAATGGTGTATATACATTTTCGTCTAATCCATGTGGTACATATCCGGTAATGATACCTTTTTGATCTTTTTCTTCTGAATCATAGTCATATACCTCAAATCCATTCTGTTTAAGCACTTCTCTGTGTATATTGTCTGACTGCTTACTGATTCCCATAATCATATCGCAACTACCGTAAAATGGGGCGTTCCACATTGGATACGGGAGATCGTCCCAAATTGAAAGATATGAAATAGGAGTACCATATGTAGTTTTAATTTCGTGCTCTAAAGCATATAACCATGTCCAATATCTTGGATCGGTAAAATGCATAATAACATCTGGCTTTTCTTGATTTAATATTGAGAATAGTACATTACGATCGCCATATCCTGTCCATGGAATAACTTTTACATCAGCATCCGTAACACCCGTCTCTTGAGCTACTTGTTGTGATACATCTTGACCCTTACCGTGATTGGGATGCTCAAGAGCTGCTCCTAGTTGCACCCAATCATAATGGTGAACTGTTTTCATGATTATTTCACGACTAATAGTTCCAATACCACTTGGTAAACGAAAATCATCAGATAGTAATAATATTTTTTTCTTTGTTGGTTTGTTAGCTTCTACTGGTTGTAGCTTTGGTAACTTCATTTAAACTCCTTATAACTTTTATATAAATATCAGCCTAGTACAACTACCGGCTTTTTTTGTTTATTAATATTTGTATATGCTGTTTTTAAAAATGGATCCATTTTATCTTCGTTAGTCATTATGATCATATAATCACAATTTTCTGCAATGAGTTTCATTCTGTGATGCAATTGACTGAAATGATATGATTTACCATAATATGTTTTAGGCATTGCTGAGTATAAGTTATACCCTGAATAAGACGGATTATATTCTTTATATGACATTCCAAATTCTAATGCATATTTTCTAACCATATGATTTGCGCCTTCGGCACCACCAGCACCTATAATTGTAACATTTTCATATTTAGTTTTTAACTCCCGCAATGCTTCTTGAACTTTGCGTCTGTTCTGCCAATGTTTATTTCCTATCAATGCAACTTTCATTCTCGTATTCTATTTTCTTTAGGACAATTAACATAGTCTGTCTTGAACGGGCACCATTTACAATTCTTTGCACCTTTGCCTGCTAATGCTAAATATTTACGGTCTGCATTTTTATTGCCCTCGCCATCAAAGCACTCTTCGATAAATGTATCAATTCGCTTCTGCACTTTCTTTTGTGTAACTGTGCCAGAAGATGGTCTATGTTGTTGTATTCGTTTCTGTGGGAACATTGAGTTTTCCATTAGCTTTCGTTTAACTATGAAAAATTCTACATTAATATTTTCTTTAGGTATTCCATACTGATCAGAAAAATAATTTTTATATGTAACCAATTGAGCTGATTTTAATGAGTCGGCTTTTTGATATTTATTCCATCCCATTCTGCTTGTTTTAATATCAATAATATCAATAGTATTAGTAGGTTTATGTCGTATAACTAAATCCATAAAGCCATACCAATATACTGACTCATTTTTTGTAGATGCTTGTGTACATAATTCCATTTCAATACCTAATAATTCGTAGTCACGACTTGAAAAGTATTGGCCTCTTCTTTTCTTAAACCATTCTAATATAGCTACACCATCTTGATGATACTCTGCTAATTGTAATGGATTCGAAAAATGTTCTCCGTCTTTATCAGAAACACATTTGCTATATTCAGTTTTAATATTATCCATTAACAATGCTGACAAATCTATACTATCAGCTCTTTTAACAGAATCGGTATACATAACCGTTAAATAATGTTGAAACGTTTCGTGAAATGCCGTACCAAATACAGTTTCTATAGAAGAAGTAAATGGAGCTAATCCATCTATATATGCAAGTTTCCAATTCAATGGACAACGCTCATACATACTCCATTGAGAATATGATATTCTTCTAGGCACCGACTTAGGGTCTCGTACTGCTAGTTTATATATTGGACTAATATAGTTTACGCTTTCCTTACTCATTACACGTTTTATTTATAATATAAGGAAATTATTAGTATATACCAAATTCTATTCAGATATAATTTATGATTTTTTCTTGAACTTAATCGGCCATTTCCATCCGACATTAAGCACATGTATATATTCACCTCGACCGGATTGACCTGTACCCATTTCGGCACAAAAAGTAAAGAATCCTAAATCATCGATTTTAATGTGATACTGTGCATATAGCATAGCTGGTCTAAATCTCACACCTAATATGATACTAGCATTTTCAATACCACCCATATCATAATAAGATCCTAAACCTATTTTTGCAGTCCATATATCGGGAAAAGAAACACCTGCTGATATGTCAATTAAACTATAATCACCAAAATCTGATGTTCGGCCGATGCATAGTGAAGTAAATGGAAGATTACTAACCTCCCAATCATCAATAACACCTATACCGGTATTTGCTTCTACGTATATTTGATTATCCGGACGAAATTGTCTTGTTTGTCCTAGGAGGAGGGTAGGGGCTAGTAGTAATACTAATAGTATGCGTTTCATATCTATATCTCTTTGTCATATTTAATGTAAATTAGTTGTAAATTTATTATAAATATAGAACTCTAACGCATTCCATTAACAATTATTGAAATTCTTTTAGATAGATATCGATTACGTCTTTTGTTTTTTGTAAATCCTGTTCAAATTTGCCTTTTCGTCGGCATCTTACAATTCGTTTAAGTATGTCAAATTCATATGCATTAAGCTCCCACTCAGTTGCAAATTTATATAAACTGTCTTTGCCTGTATAATGTTTCTGTGTGTGTATTGTGTCACCTTCGAAATCAATTGTTTCGCCTTGCTTATTTACAAACATTTACTTTATTCCTTTCATCATTTTTTTCTTCTCTGCTGCAGTATACCCATATAATGATAGTATACGATCACAAGAATCTTTATTCAACAATTCTAAATATTCAGTAGATTCACTTTTGCTTACCTGATAATGATCTGCTAATTGCGTAATTAATTTTGGGTCATACTTATCAGACTTTTTGCCTTTAACATATTTTGCAAATGCTTTGTTATTAGGAAGCAGATCATGATACAATTTATATGTGTCTCTGGGTTTCAACTGGCCTATAGTATAGCATTGAAGTTCATTGACAAGATCCGTTAACTCCATTCTCATTGATAGCCAACGATTCACAATAAATGGAGAGAACTTTTTTTGCTCTACATCAGTCCATTTATTCCAAGCTTTCTTTTTGCTTGTTATACCTCCAATAAAATCAAATATTGTTGCCATTATAAATTATATTTTTTTCGCCATTTAGCTTCAAAATCCGGACCCATTCCCATTTCTAATATTATAGCATTTTCTGGGATACCAACCAATTTTTTTGCTGTTAATATATCATCGATACTCTTACGTTTATATGTTTTAATTTTTGTCTTTGCATTGCTGCGATTACTTGTTTTAAAAACTAGAGTAATTGTTCCCTTTAAGATCTTATCTGCCATAATCTTTTTATTATTAATTTAGGTTTAAACTGTATTAAACTTTCATGATTTGCTACAATTATATCAATTAGATTAATATGAGCAAAATGATCTGGACATAGTCCTATTACATGTAATACTTCGTGCATATTATTGATTTGCGTGTTCCAATTGATTTTCATTGAATATATGTAATAATCCAAATTCATCCATTTCTCCTACAATTCGAATATCTCCTTTAAGGGTTTGAAATACTCCTACTATAGTACATGGAAATGCATATCCTTTTGGTTTTACTGCTTTGTCGCCAACTTTAAATTTACTTTTCATTTTAACCTTATATTTCATTCATAATATTAACAAACATAGCCATTATGTTTATTTCTTTGTCTACCACCGTAGCATCTTTAAACTGTGCTTCTGCAATAATCAATATAATTGCAGCAATATGACCTGTAGCAAACTCTTCTAAATTATCATATAAAAATGTATATAAAGGTGTAAAGTCTTTTACTTTGCTATCTGCAATACATTGTCGTATTTTATTAAAGGTTGCTTTTTTGTCTTTAGCTGTTTTAAGCATTTCCAATACCTCGGTCATATAATTTGCTTGTATTGCACTAGCTTTGTCTAATTGCAACACACCATCTACCACTGAAGCTTGAGCAGCATTGATTGCTCTTCGTATATCCGGATATGATGCATTGATAATTGCTGCAATATCCTGAATGTCGTATGTAACCCCTTTTTGTTCTAACACCGTAACTAATCGCTTTGCCACATCTGTTTTATTAGGAGGTGTTATTGCAAATGTCTGACATCTGCTTTGTATTGGGTCGATAATCTTTTCTACATAATTACATGTTAATATGAATCGAGTAGTTTTGCTATATGTTTCCATTAGGTTTCGCAGAGCTGCTTGAGCATTAGGTGTCAAATAGTCTGCTTCATCTAATATCACAATCTTCCAACGTTTAAATCCTACAGTTGATGCATAACGCTTAATCTTGTCTCGAACTGCATCTACTGAGTTTTCGTCTGATGCGTTAATATACATCATATCAGCATCCACACTACCAGCAATAATTTTTGCTAAAGTTGTCTTACCGGTTCCAGCTGGTCCAAAGAATAACAAATGCGGAACATCCCCATTCTTAATGAATATCTTGACTTTGTCAATAATATGCTCATTACCAATATATCCATCCATTGTGTCTGGGCGGAAGGATTCTACCCATAATGTATTTTCTGTTACTCCAAACATAATTTATTTATTTATTACCTGTTGATCCAAATCCGTGTTCGCCTCGTTTAGTACCTGTTAGACTTGTTACTGGATTCCATTCTATTCGTTCTACTTTGTTCATTACCAATTGACCAATTCTTTCTCCTTTTTGCAAAAAGACTTGTTCTTTTCCATGATTAATCAAGATTACTCCTATTTCTCCTCTATAATCTGCATCTATTGTGCCAGGACTATTCAATACGGTTATTCCTTTAGACAAAGCCAATCCGCTTCTAGGTCTAACTTGAATTTCATAGCCAATTGGAATTTCAACGGATAATCCTGTTTTAACTAACAATTTATCACCCGGATTGATAGTGGCATCATGATTAGATCTTATATCACAACCAGCCGCAGCTGCGGTTTCTGCCATTGGCAATTTAATGCCAGCGTCTTTTACTACTACGTTAACTTGCATATTAATTTTGTAATTGTACTAACCAATAATTGGACTCAAAATCACTACCATCAAAGTCAATTCTTGATAATCCTTGACTCGAAACATGCATTGTACCTTTGTCGCCTTTATTAGCAACTAATACTTCCTTGAGCTTATCAGCACTAAAACATATTGGCTCTAAATCACCTTCAGAAGTCGTACCAACAGAAAATGTAATGTTGTCTGAATTAACGGTTGAATAGTTAATAATAAATTTAATTTCTCCATTGACTACTTGCACTGCAAAATTCTTAGCATCTGGTAATGCATTTTTTGCTTTGATAAATTTTGTCACAAATTCATCGTCTATTGGCAGAGTCACTTCATATGGTGGCTCAGCATTGATAGCGGGAACTGCAGGAATAACGGTTGTGTCTGCTAACATGAAAGTTGCTTTAGTGCTCCCTTCGCTAATCTTCATAGCATAGTTTTTACCGGCAGCATCTTGTACATCTATATTGATGTTTTCGCCAACTGCAGACAACATTTTCATCAATGCTCCTGTATGATTGATACCCAATTCTCCCTTCATAAAAGGAGTCGTTTTCCATTGCAGTTTCCCAACCACAGTTTGATCCATGTCGATAAGTTCACAACCTACCCCTGTTTCATTTTCTTTTAATATTACCGCTTCGCAATTACCTGCAAGATAATAACGATTGATAAATGATTGTAATTTACTTTTTTCCATTGTATAACCTAATTAAAATTTAAAAAATTTCTCGAATTGTTTAGCATCGGTAGTTGATATACTATCTCCACCAAATTTCTTGTATGTCTTTTTATATGTTGCATATACATTCATTGCATTGTCTGGATCTGCGAACATTTCGTGTAATGATAGTATAACATTAAATAATTCCTTTGGAATAGCCGTTTCTAATAATTCAACATGATTATGTGTCAATTTATTAATGTCTTTAACAATTTCACAATACAGATGCGTATTATGAACTACCATTCGGGGCATTCCTTCTTGTGAATATCTGTCTAACCCAGTTGCTGTCTGTCCTCCTAAGTATTCATATGTAAAGTCTTTACATGCTGGGCAGTCAATACTACAAGGAACATGTTTAGTTTTGTCAATGCTTATTTCACCGTCTTTGCCTTGTTTAACATGAGTCTTTCTGCGATACTCAGCATTCTTTGGAAAATACAATTCAGTGAATGTCTGTGTCTTATAGTTGCCAGAATGAAGATATGTTCCAAATACTGGATATTGACCTGGTGAAGATGAGTCAGACATCAATTGTATGCGATTGTCTGTCAGTTTATTCAATAACTCTTGCAAGGTTGCTAATATAAAGAAATCTGATATTTTGCTTATTCCTAGCAAATGCACATATTCTACATGTTTCTTTTCAAATTCTCGTTCTTGAAGCATTAGTGCAATTACATACATAAAGTCTACTAATTTTTTAGGACCTCCTATACACCAACCTTTAAAGTCAAAGTCTTTGAACTTGTGATACCATTCTTTATATTCCTCACTAAATGTACCTTGAATAACATTTAAGAATTTTGTCTTACCACTTTGATTTTTTTCAAACCATTTAAAATTGTCAAATGATATATCCATTGAGTCTTGAAATCTATTTTCAAATGTAACTCTAGGTGGTATATCTAAGTTTGCGGCTACATCACTATTAGCTTCTAACCAATGAAATATTTTTTCACGAATTGTGCTATCCCATTTAAGAGCACCAGTAGCAATCTGGAATCCTCCTGAGTCGCCAAATACAAATGTTTCGTCATCTAATCCCAATTGGTCACGAAAATCCATTTTCTTGTAATGATGTCCTGCTGTTACCAAAAAATATGGATGTCTCCACTTTTCGGGGTATTCTTTTGCAAAGAATCGCATTGTAGTGCCATCTTCAAATTTAGTATCCTTTTTAAATGCAGATACCATGCTACCCGCAGATAATGACGGTATATATAAAAACTCTTTTCTATCCATTCTGTTCCTGTTCTAATAAATGTTTACAATATGCTTCTTCATGCCACACATTGATTTCTTTGTCATAGTCATTTGCTATAATATAACCTTCCATCTGTCGACCTAAGTCTGATACAATTGGAAATCTCATAGTTTGAAAGTTATTGCCTCGTTCAATAACATGATCAAATGTCTTTAAGCAGTCATTGACATCAAATGGTTGATATAGTTTGTCTTGTGGTATAAATTCCGGGAATGATCTAAAATTAGGATATACAACATCACAACCAAACAGAGTAGCTTCTAGCACTGTCCAAGAGACATAGTCTTGTAAAGCTGAATTAAATTGTATACGAGCCGTGGATAATTGTTCGTAATATTCTTGTTTAGTTAAGTTATGCATACAAACAAATCTAGGTTGACGTTTTTCTAGCTCATGCATTGCTCCCAATACCCCCGGCAACGAAGATTTAAATTCTTTACCAGATGTGGTAACGTGCCATGTCCAATTAGGATTATCTGCTAAAAATGCTTCTGCTACTTCAAGCATAAAAAACGGATTCTTTTCTTTGTCTAATCTACTAGAATATACAACAGTATTTTGTCGTTGATCTAATGGATTGTACTTTGGATTCTTATCTAATGCCATTTCTGCATGTAATGGAAGTGAAACAACGTGTATTGGTGCTTCAAATCCTGCTTGTCTGAGTTGTTCTTTATGAATAGTAGAACCTACAAATATTCCTGTCATTCGTTTGTCTAATCCTAATTCAAAACCACGCATCCATGAACGCATTGGATACACAAAGTCATATTCGTCTACACTTTGTGCGTGAAGCATTGAATAAAATTTCAAATCAATACCATACAAGTCAATCGCATATAATATAGACTCAATACCCGGATGCCAATAGTCTTGAAGAAATATGATATCGCCATCGTTTACTTCTCCACGATTAAGCATATCTAAAAAGTTAGCACATTGACTCATTGCAAATTTGCCTCTGCCTACGGCGTCGAGTACTACTCCAATCTTTATTTGCTGATCGGGGTCAAACTCTCCTTCAACGTCTATAAACTCTAATTGATCTGCATATGGCTTGAAAGTAGCCGGCATCCATTCTTTTGATAGCTGATATGTATATCTAGCTTTTAGCGGCTCTAGGCCAAAATAAAATAATTTTCTCATCTTTCTATTATTGCTCCGTTTTCCCAATCTTCCCATACTTCTACTTTATATAGATAACCAGGATTATTATTTAATATCCATTCTCCAATGTCTTCACAACTCATTCTACCAAATTCTAATATATTACCACCAAAATTAGTTCTTAATTGTTTTTTTAATCTTCGCTGCATTAAGATAAACTCTTCATCTCTATCTGTATGACTTACTTTTGCATAACAACGAAATCCAAATTGATGTCTATGTCTATCTGATAAAAATGCTACTTCTTGTAACACTTCGTTAGCTTCTGGCCAACTATGAAATCCTTCTGCGGTAAATGATACTACTACACTATATTTCATACTTGTTCATCAAATTTATAGTTATCTGGCTTAATTTCCATCATGTTGCATTTAGTAACCTGATGAACTCGATACCAACCAGCATCTACACTGAATGTGTCTGTGTCTTTTAATTTTTGTAATGCTTCGTCTTGAATACGATATATAACATGGCAACGATTAAATACATCTGGTGGTAAATTTCCTAATACAGATTCATTAGCTTCTATAGTAATTACACTATTTGTAGAGTCTAATATTGCCCTAATAGGATCATATAAATTTTGTTTATTTTGCCATTTATCAGAATTCATAGCAGCCTCCATATATTCTATAGTAAAATAATAATGAGGATAATCACATAAATTTTCTACATTAATACCATCTCCTAAGTTGCGAACAAAGTATGTCATCATGTCTGAGTAACGACCTTCTACTTCTCTACCACGCCATTGATCTTTTCCGTACATATAACTTTTTTATTTATTATAGTAAATTTATTCTTATTTTCCAAAAGAAAAGAATTTATTCACTGTATTATTTTCTGGTAATTTACCCCAATTCATTGCAGCATAGAAATCATCTATTTTACCCTGCAGGTCTCGTTCGAACATCTTATCTCGATCAATATACATATTAACAAATTCAACTAATTCAGGTGGATCTTCGTATCCTCGAAGTGCCATAGTATCAAATCCATATGGATTATTTTTAAGATATCCCCATTTAACCTTTTCACCATTTTTAATTTCAGTAACATCAGTTTTTAATTGTGTTAACATATCATTAAAATTTATTGCAGATTTAACATGGGCAGGAGTTCCTGACATATATCCAGTAAATGGCTTACGTGCTTTTGTATATTTAGAAACCTCTTTGACACCAGAATTTTTCATTACGTCTAATACATTGGATTTTTGTATAGATTGTTTAAAGTCAAATATAACATCGGAAGTATCTGTTTTGCTTTTTTCTTTCAACACACACCACAAAGTTTCTTTCATTATCTTTTTGAAATCTGTTGGGAAACTACTCCTAACTACATCTAAACCTTTGATATCCATTTTATCCGTAGGTTTGCCTTCTTTGAATATGACCCATTGAGCATATCTCTTTTTTGCTATCCAAAGACCAGATTTAGCAACATATTCCTGTTTAATCTGAAATTGATGCTCTGTTGTATTGTGAAAATGCACAGCATACTGATCATACATGGTATTAACATACTTTTGTATTTCGGATGCTACTTCGTTTGTCTTTTCAATCATGAATTGTTCATCAGTTTCATCATATCCAGGATAACGCTTTTCTATGAGTGGTAATGAACTAACAAATGTAGAATCTGTGTCTGTATAAAAACTAAATTCTGCTTTATTACCATTTGCATTGATAAAATGATCTTTACCAGTTTCTTTAGCATAATATGCATTGATTGCTTTTGCAGAAAATTTAATTACACTTTGACCTGTTGCTGTAATAGCACCTGCATTGTCTAAGTCATGGAATCGGAAAGTCTTAAGTCCCAATACTCCATAAAATGAATTCAACAACACTTTTTGTGTTAATTGCAATGCATCATAAAATTTATATTCTTCAGAGCCAACTTCATACTCATCTCGCTTGTTTTTATATTCAACACGCTCAATAAACCATTTTTTAAGAATAGCTGGAAGAAACCCAATCCTAGATGTATCATATACCGCTCCATTACTAGCAACTGTATATTTGTTATCTTGTAGCCATTGTTTAACGTCTGGTATAGTTTGATTGTTAATCGTAACAGATACAGCATCAGATTGTAACAAGTATTCTTGATTCCAATTTTTAATAACTCCAATTTTAGTCTCTGGAGATATATTCAAACTCATAATAATACTAGGATACAGAGAAGTTAAATCTAAATCGTATATCCATTTATATAGCCCTGGAATTGGAGGCATTACATATGCTCCTGCTAATGCATCTTGCCGTTCTTCTTCAATAAATCGAAATTGTTTGTTAGGAGCAACATATCCGTTACGCTTCAAGTCTACAATAGCAGCACCATCAAGATATTTAGATGCGTAATATACATCTTCATATGGAACATGTCCTTTATGGCATATAGTTCTTGCAAGATTGATGAGTTGTAGTTTTTCGTCTAATTCATATACCAAATCAACATCTGTCATATTATAATAAGCAAACTTGTGAATGTCTTGTTCAAACAAATCATCTAAATCGCCATCATATTCAACTTTACCCTTATTGAGTTCAGTTTTACCAACAGTGTCTAATCTGTAATTAGGAAGTTCTGTGTATGTGAAGTTTTTATATAATTTAATATAATCTAAACTAGATACACCAAATATCTTCCATTTTTTACTTTTAGGATTTTGTGTAACAATTCCTGCAGGCGAAAATTTCTTGATAGACTGATTGCCTAATACTTTTTTACATCTGCCTAATAAATATGGAATATCATAACCGTCAGTATTCCAACCAGTTATAACAGTAGGCTGTATTTCTGCAAATGCGTTTATGAATCTAGTAAGTAAGTCTTTTTCACTGCGAAATATTTCCAAAGTATATCCGTCACCTTGTATAACACTATCTTTGATGCGTTTACGTTCATCTAATATGAGTACTCTGCGGTCATTACCACTTTTATCATAATATGCTATGGATGTTATAGCCGTTCTTACATCCTCAATAGTACTATATCCATTCTCATCTTTTGCCGTTTCAATATCAAAGAAAAAGTCTCTATGTCCTTTAGAAACAGTGTCATCTTCATAGTATAAATCTATTAGAGTGCGAACTTCTTCATTTAAATCAGATTCATATGCATCTGGGTTATCTCGATGATTGCCGGGGACTTTAGCCAATTGTACACCATCCAATGTTTTGTATTTACCAGTGTCGGAAGGCAAATATCCATATGGTTGAAATGGAAACTTTTGATGACCTAATTCATCATCCCATACGTGCATTATGCCTCCGCGCTTGTCATAACCTATTGCTTGATATGCCAAAGTCTTTCCTTTTTAGTTTTGCATATGTTCCATATGCCGTAAATATTAATTGATATAATAACTAAACTCAACACCATATGGCTGATATTAGTTATTAACAAATCATACGTAACCCAACCAATATCTCCAAGTATCCAAGAAAACATTGCTAGTTTAGTATAGTGCCGGGCATTAAAAATATACCCCGCTAAAACTAATATGGTGCTAATCCATCCTAGAGTCTCAATCATTGACTACTGCAATTTCCGATTCTCTTACTAATACATATTGAGTGTCGTCTAATACAATCTCTTTGTTCTCGCCTAAATTAGACTTATAAACATATACCGAGTTTCCAACTTTGACTGTCATTGGAATACGAGCTCCTGTCTGAGTAAATAACCCATCTCCAGTTGCTACTACTTCTCCTAACACAAATGCCATGTCTCGATCTACGAGTATAATTCCAGATTTTGTCTTTTCTGCAGTTTTTTCTACTTTTAGCAATACTTGATCGCCAATTGGTTTCCAATTCATAACTTGTTCCTTTTCCATTGTATGTTTTTATATTTATAAATGTATTTTATTTTTAAATTTTCGTATGTTGTTGTGCTATACCAATACATCATAACCTTTTTATATTGTCAATAGTTACACTGTTTCCTACTATTCTTGATACTTCTTGTCCTTGTGCATCGATTCGCATAAAACAAGGAATATTTCTAACATTGTAATGGTTAGCCGTTGCCATATCTTGATCAATATTAATTGTTCGAAATGGAACGGTTAACTGATTCAATTTAGGCTTTAATAATTTACATGGTCCGCACCATGGTGCTGTAAAATATAGTAATTGACTCATTATACTCCTCTTTCTGTATCATATGCAATGATGTGGTCTCTACCTGTCATATTATAACCATGTTCAGCAACCATTTCAAATACGAGTGGATACATTTTAATTAATTCTTCTCTTGTGTCTCCAGCTGGCATAACATATGTTTTATGTTTTGGTATATTATGCAATACACGGAAGTCTTCAATTTCTTTTAAAGTTTCTTCGGTACCATCCCATACTGGTTTATAATGATAGTCATGATGATATTTCAATGTCTTGCTAATAGCTTCATGATTCAATCTCAATCTGTTATGTGTCTTGATCATTTTTTCATCAACTATTTTACCGGCAGGAGTCTTAGTTCCGACAACCGGCACACTATTGCTAAACTTAGGTGAAAGTGACACTAAATCAAATGGCATTGGTGTTTCTATAAAATGACTACCTTCTGTTTCTACAGTTGTCATAATACCACGTTTAGATGCAAACAATGTTAATTCATTCATTAAAGCAGGATGCATTGTGGGAGAACCTCCCGTTATCATCATCTCTTTAACTTGTGGATTAGCATCATATATGTCTACAATGTCTTGAAAGCAAAATGTGCCTTTTTCTGGATGTATACTAGTATACCATGAATCACACCAACCACCTTCGCCAAAATAACATCGATGAGTACATCCGGTTGTTCTTATTGCTATAGTGGGCATTCCGAATCTACTGCCTTCACTTTGCACACATCTGTATACTTCTAATACAGGTAATCTTTTTTTATAATCTTCTATTCGTTTCATACTAGAATGGGAGGTCATCGGCAGGGCCGACATTACTATTGGTAACATTTATTAATTCATTTAATTTATTTTCTAATCGAGTAACTTTATCATGTAACATATCAAACTGATCTTTACGTACTAATATCTGTTCAGGTCGTTTATATATACTGTCTAAAAAGTCTATAGGCCATGTTGCAACTGATTTATACTTATCATTTTGCAATTCTTCTGGTAACATCTTGGTTCCTGACTTGATGCCTCGACTTGCTGCTAACTCAGCAACTCGTATGCCGTCATCAGAGTTAGCAGTAGACCGACCTAAATAGTCATATAAAGATACATATACAGTTTTACTCATAACTTGCTGAATTTTTAGCGTGTTCGTATACTTCAACTTTACTAGCTCTTACACGACCGTCTGTTTCTTTAAGTAAGAATCCATTGATAACCTTATATAAAAACTCTGCAAACTTTTCGCACCCAGTATCATCAATAACTCTGAGTTGAATAATACCTTGTGCATCCATCATTCTGAATGAATCTAGCTCTGGGTCGTCGTTTGCTATGATTACTGTGTGATCTAATAACCAATCAAAATAATCTTTCGGAGCATATCCATTTATTTCGTGTTTAGAACGTTTCATACCACCAAAGTCAAATACCCAGTTGCGATGATCCAATTCTCCTTCAAACCATACTCGAAATGATAGTGCATATCCATGTAAATAACTACAATGCGTTTCAGTTGCTTTCCATTGTCGGAAACAAGTTGAGTATCCGTCAAATAATTTAGTTGATGTAAATTTAGCCATTATATCCTTTTACAAATTCATAATATTCATTTCTAGTTGCTGGGTCGTCTTTGAATGCACCTGTCAGTTTGCTTGTCTTCATTGATGCACCTCCGTGCTTAACACCTCTACATGATACACAATTATGGGTAGCATCAATCATAACAGCAACACCTTTATTGTCATTGATAATAGTATCAATTGAATTGTGTATAGCAACAGTTAGTTGTTCTTGAATAGCACCACGTCTTGCAAAATGCTCTACTAATCTATTCAATTTACTCAAACCAATTACTTTGCTATCGTTACCTGGAATATATGCTACATGCACTTTACCCATAATGGTTTGATGATGATGTGAACACATTGATGTTAATGGAATACCTCCTTCGAATACCATACCGTCATATCCATCACTAGGAAATGCAGTAATATTAGGAGCACCATTATATCTACCTGCCCATAAATCGTTTACATATGCTTTTGCAACACGATGTGGTGTATTGTCTGAGTTTGGATCATTTCTCCAATCACATTTAAGTGCATCTAAAAACAAACCAAATGCATTTGCTGCAGCATTAATCATTGTAGCTTTCTGATTTTCAGTGAGAGGCTCATTCTGAGCCACACCATTAGCAAAGCCTTCTTTAACTAGTTCTATACTTTTCTTTATTGTCATAACTTCCTTTATTACTTATAATATAATATATTTTATTGGGCTTTCAAAGTTTTTTCACCTTTTTTATTTTTTGGATAATATGGACAATGTCGACAACCATTACCGCAACAATAACCTCGCCTGGTATGATATGATTCTGTCATGACACGATATCCATTTTCATAGTAAAAATCTGTAGAAAGGAGCTTGTTTCCAAACTCCCTTACATATGCTTGTTGTATCCAATCTTTATCCGCCGGAATCATCATTTTATCTCACAAGCTCCACCAGCACAAGCTAATTCGCCTGATAAATCGGTGTTATCATCTAGTTCTACAATTTTAGATAAATCTATGTCTTTTAGTGCCAACATCATTTCATTGTACTTTGCCTCATCACAATCTTCAAATGGTGCCTGAACATAAGTACCACCGTCATATGGAAGCACGGATAATCCATTATAATGTGCTTTATTTTCCCACATCCATTGTCCTGCTAAATCCCATTCATCTTCTTTTAAAGATACTGTAGCAGACACGTTATGAGTATTATTCCCGGTACGGTGTCCTGGTTTTACCCATTCTAAATGAACTTTCTTGATTCTGTCTAACAATTGGAATGGTGATTCAGTTCTCATTATTGCGCCTGTTGGTGCTTTTTGTGGAATACTAATAACTGCAGTGTCGTGAGGTCGGAAATATTCATCTTCAATTAGCTCTGGATGATTTGTAGACAAATAGGTGTATATTGCTTCATTTTTACCAACTCTGACTCTTCGAATATAATAGTCATTGTGCCATGCATGAATACCGGAACTAGTACCTAATGCCAATGATGTTGTACCAGCTGGTTTAACAGTTGTGGTTCTTGCACTTGCATTGATTCCTAATATTTTAGCTACACGCACATTTTCTTGTTTAACAATTTCTGCAGCTGCTGTCATATCATATCCTAATACTGTTCCACTTCCAATTCCTGTCATTGATACGCCTATTAAAGCATCTTTTTCAGTGGTTCTTTGCCATACTGGTCTTAAATAATGAAATTCAGTGTAGCCGGCTTGAAGTGTACCTATAAATGCTGCAGCTTTTACTCTGTTTTCAAAATCTTCTTGAGATTCAATATCTGATGCATTTACTTCACAAAGATTACAGAATTGAAATGGTCGCAAAGCAATTTCACAACATGGATTTGTTCCCCAATCTTTGTCATTTGTTAAATATATACCAGGTTCGCCTGCTCCTGACAATTCTACTCGCTTCCAAAGATCCATAAAAAACGATTTGGTTAATTTATGTCTCATTAATGCTGCAGAGTTATTAGCACGTCCTCGTTGAGGATTTGTTTCCCACCAATTGCCTGATTTACATGCAATCATTTCTTCGTCATCAGCCGAAAATAAACTAATAAGTGCCGCACGCCTAATACCGCCTGCCAATACGGCGTCTGCAATATGACAAACCATGTCATGTACTTCAATTGGTGACAAAAATTCACCATTATGTTTAGCATCTAATATTCCTTGTACTTTGATTAAACATTCTTTTAATGGTTGTGGTCCTGGAGCTTTACCACCCGATGTTACTAATCTTGCTCCCTTAGGTCTAATATCTGAAAAATCAAATTTTAATTTTGATGTTCCTTGAAAATAGCTTTTAACAAGTGCTTTAACTGCATCTGCCCAACCTTCAATTGAATCTGCTATAAGAAAACGACGTGTTCTATCAAAATTTGGTTTACGTATTTCTGGTAATTTTTCTACATGGTGTTTTTGCACAGAATAACCAACGCCAGTACCACCTAATAACAAAAACATAGTTTCACCGAAAGCTCTGTAATCGTCAATTGGAAGATACGCACAATTATAAATTCGATTAGGAGAGATTTCTATGGGTTTACCACCAAATTGTAATGATCGCATCGATGGTAATACTTTTTTTGCATATACATATTCATATGCTTCCATTATTTCTTTGCGTAGTTTAGGATATTGTTCTATGTGCATATCTCGGTTACGGTCTACTAATTCGTCCCATGTCTCGCGCCGTTCGAGTTCTGGGATATACTTGGCATACTTCATGTATACTGTAATGTCACTCAAAATTTTGTTTGAAATCTCCATTGTTTGTAATCTCCTTGTTTTTTATTAAACGATTTGTTATTAGATGAAAAAAGCCCAACATTATGTCGGGCGAATTGCTTATATAAATATGACACTACCCTAACGTTCCGCCAAGATCTTTGAACTTTTGCGCAAGATTTTTTTTCACCATGTTTTCTCCTGTTTTCATAACTTGTGTAGTTTGCTTTCCTTGTGTAGTCTGTGGTTCAAAGAATTGAAACTGACCATTGTTTGTGTTTATTTTACACGGTAATGTTATACCGTCTGGACCGAATCTATTTTTAATTACATGACCTCTACCTGTGCCTGACATTTTATCTTCTACTTTTCTAGAAAGTGACATTAAAAAGTCTGCTACCATTACTTTACCATATGACGATGCAATCTTGTCTGCTTCAATAACATCTTCTTCTAATGCAGACCTGCCTGCTTGTGATGCTGTCCAAACTGGTATGTTATATTCGCCGGCCATACCTCGCATTTCTTCATATAATTCTTCTAATGCTTCATGTTTATCTTTTTTAGCGTTAACCTTTAAAAGATCACCATAATCAATAATAACCAGATCTGGACTATTTCCTAGCATAATAGTTTTTTCTATATGAGCCTTGATACCCATTACTCCTATAGATTTAGTTGGATAGTGTTTTATAATTAACTCACCTTTCAACGTGTCCATTTTTTCTTGTATGTCTTCCTGATAGTTTTTCAAGTTCTGTGCATTAATACCAGTTACTACAGAATCATATCTTTGACCTACGTAGTTTTCATTAAGTTCTAATGTATAATGAATAACAGTTTTGCCGGCTTTAACTGCATTTGCTCCTATATTGATAAGCAACCAAGACTTACCAATACCAGCTGGAGCCATTACTACTCCCAATTCTCCTGGTGCTAATCCACCGTCCATTAAATCGTCAATAACATCCCAACCAGTTGTCATTGTATGTCGGGCTGCTTCGTCATAACGAATTGCTACATTGTCTTTGTATTCTAATCCTATATCAGTATCTGCACCAGCTTTCATTGCACTGTCCATAATGCTTTTAATTTCATCGTAACTACCCATCTTGAGTAATCCGACACTATCCATTATGGCTCTTTTAATCTCTTGATTTTTGCAAAATTTGAGTATTTCGTCTTTAACAAATTTAAGGTCGTCTGATTCCATGTAACGAAAAACTTCCTTTAATTGTTCTAATATGGCGGTCTTAAGCACATCATTCTCTATGCCAGTAACCTTGACTTTTAATACGTCTTTTGAAGGAGGAGCCTTATATTCTCGGAAATGTTCTAATATAACGTCCAATAGCCAACTATTAGCATCTGACTCAAAATAGTCTGCTTGTATAATATCAGTTATTTGTTGTAAAAATATTCTGTCCGTAAACATTGCGGCTAAAACTTTTACTTGAAAGCTCCATCCGTATTCACTTAATTTATCTGTCATATTAGATAATAATAAAAATTAAAATAAAATCAAATCATTTTTGTGTTTGTTTTGCGAATGCATCCAAAGACAGCCAGGTTCGAGTCAACCAATCTGGAAGATTCTTCATTACTGCCCACATTTTATCTTCATAGAATAAACGTTGAAACTCAGCACGATTTAGACTAGAAATTTCTTGATCCATTATGCCTCGTATTTTAGAAGATACATTTGCAGATATATCTAGAAGTTTTATATCCATAAGTTGCCAATTTTTTTGTAAGGTTTCTCGATGATCTAAAATTTTCTGATATTGTTTGGTTTCAGTTACAAGATCGTTACTTTTTTCAAATAATTCTTCTAATGTAACTTGACGCTGATTTGCTATTTCTGGAATAAGTTTCATTATAGTCTTTGGACCTATTCCTGCTACGCCTGGTATATTGTCTGACTTATCACCAGTAAATGATCTGTATAAAACCATGTTGCTGGGATGTACACCAAACTCATCTATGATTGCTTGGGTGTCATACATTTTCTTTTTGATAGGAGACCATACTTGAATACGGTCATCTACTAGTTGATAGAAATCTCTATCGGTTGAAACAATTGTAATCTTCTTACATGTTTCTTTATACATTTGTGCTATATATGCAATAGTGTCATCTGCTTCTATTCCATCCATTGCTAAAAAAGTTACAGGCAAGTTATCTAAATATGAAACTAATCGACTAAACTGTTTTCTCATTGATTCTTGCTCATCTTCTATACTTGTTTCATGATGATCGAATCTACGCAGTTTAGTTTTATTGGCTCTGTTTGCCTTGTAACCTTTGTAAATTTTTCTTCTTTTAGCGTTACCGCCACGTCCATCAAATGCAATAACACATCTGCTTGGTTTAAAGTCTCTGACAGTTTTACCTATAGAATATAAAAATCCAGTTATACCACCTATATGGTCACCGTCTTCGTTATATGCCGGCGTTGCCCCAAAACTTCGAATAAAGGTATTGAGCCCGTCAAATACCATGATATGATCATTAGCATCCTTTGGGCTCGTTTCCTTTTCTTTTTGTAACTCTTTAAATAATCGTTGATACTTATTCATTATCCTTCTTCATCAATTACTTCTTCATCGATAACAACGTCATCAATTCCTCCGTCTACACCTGCCTGATATTTGAAGATATAAGCGTCGCAGATTCTTTTGTATAACCTTTCTTTTGCTTCAGGGTTTTGCATAACCTTACTAACAAAATCTTTGCTCTGGAATTTCATTTCTCCAAAGACTTCACCAGTTTCATGATCTATATCTTCCAATGTATACCATGCTCCTGCTTGTTTAACCAATTTGAATTTCTTCATTAGGTTCAACCAACCACCGAAATTGTCAATACCGCTATCATAATAGATTTCATAATCAATTTTACGATGTGGTGGACCCATACGGTTTTTAACTACCTGCACTTGAGTTTTGCTACCCACTACCTGTTCTGCACCATTAACTGTTGCTTTAATCTGACCGGTATTTTTTAATCGAAGTCTAACAGATGCATGGAAAGGAATAGCCTTACCACCTGCTGTTGTCCATTGATCTCCAAATGACACACCCATTTTAACTCTGAGTTGATTGGTAAATATTAAACAGATACGCTCCCGAGCAATCCAATTTGTAACCTTACGCATTGCTTTTGACAGAATGATTGATTTAGAGGTTGCATAACCATCCTTATCATATTCTGCAGACATTTCAATTTTTGTAGATGCGCCCATAATTGAGTCTACTACAATAGTAACTAATCTGTCTTTGTCAGATTTACGTACCCCGTCCACAATAGTTTCAATTGTTTCAAAAATCTCTTCTACTGTTTCAAGAGGTACGTATAGCATTGTTTTCAAATCGGCACCGATTGCAGTTAAGAATTCAGAACTAGTTGCTGACTCTGTGTCTATATAGACAGCCAGACCACCTTTCTTTTGTGTTTCTGCTAAAGTGTGTGCTGCTAGCAATGATTTACCCGAAGCTTCTAACCCTGTTATTTCGGTAATTCTACCAACAGGAAACCCTCCGCCTGGTCTATTAGATATTGCTAAATCCAAAGAATCACATCCTGAAGATATCCACTCCTTAACATTACTTGGCGAATCGTCATCGCCAGAAAGAAAGAATGCGGTCTTTAACGCTTGACCTTTAAACTGTTTGTTTATACTATCGGCCAATGTGTTTGCTAACGCATCTTCCAGTTCGTCCTTACTTTTGCTTTTTTTCTTTGCCATTTAAAGACTCCTACTTGTTAAATAAATCGTTGAATGCTGATGCTACATCTGTTTGTTTTTCTTCAGTTTTGGCTTCTGCCTTTTCCTCAGTTTTTGCAGATGTATCTGCTGTGGTGTTAGATGATGTATCAACGTCAGCACTGTCATCTTCCGGATTCATCCACGCTTTAAGAGCGTTTTCTAACTCTTCATAAGTTGGTTCTGGGAAAATGTCTGTGATTACAGGCTGATTCATAATCTTCTCTGCAATACCTTTGTCTTCGGTTGCAGGTGTTGTGTTAGGTTTAACACGAATTGTAGTCTTTGGATAACCTCCGCCCTCTGCAGGAATAAACTCTACGTCGATGTCACGACCATTCATTAAGTCGGTAATATCACCATAGTCTGGATCGGACACAATGGAAAGCAATTCTGTGTAGATCGTTTTACCGAATCCCCAAAATTTAACACCTTCTGCTTCTTTACCGCGTACGATAACAGGAACATAAGTTCTCATTTTAGGTTCAATTTTACGACCCATCAGCCACTCATCTTTGTCTCCGGTCTTCTTGAGTTTTTCTGCAAATTCAACTACCGGGTCTGCATTACCAAATGATACTGGTGATAGCATTGACCTTTTGGCAATGTCATAATGAAAATACAATTCTAGAAATGGATTGTCTTTGCGGTGAACGTAAGGTACAATTCTTACTCTTGTTTTTGGGCCAGCTTCTGGCTTCCATAGGTTGTTACGACGATCGTCGGTTTTGTTTAATTGGTTAAGTTTTGCCTTGATGGCGTCTAAGTTAAGTCCCATTTAAGTACTCCTTTGTTAAGTTATTAATTTATGTTATTTATTAATTATATATTAGATAATTAAATCGTTAAGTCCAAGTAATTGTTTAATTTTTTTATTGTTTTTTTAGTAGCGCATTTTGTCTAAGTTGCGTTTTAATTCTGAAATGAAACGATCATAATTATGTGTTCCATAACTGTCTTCAAGTACCCTAGCAACAGCAAATGCAAGATCTTGATATGACATTGAGTCATTGATGTTGTTAATTGCATCGTAAATATCTTCGGCTAATTGCTCTCCCGTTGGATTTGCATCTAGTTTAGTATGACTAGCATCTTGTGGTACATAATAATGCCCGCCTGGATCAAATTCTGAATCACCTTGTTCTTTTAAATTAGATTCATGTTTAGCAGTTGCATCTGCTAATGTCGGCAAAGAACCATCTGATTTACGCTCCCACGCATATCCTTCTAGTAGTTGTTTTAGTTTCATTGTTAATTCCTTTTATTAAAATCCAGGTACTTCATCAAACCCCTGGCCAGGATCTTTTCGTTTCAAATAGTAACCAATCTCTCGGTCATCGATACCATACTGTTTAGCTACTTGTGGATCTTCAATTTCCATGCTTTCAACGTTACCATCTTCATCAAATATCATTTTTAAATCTATGGTAGTTCCGTCTTGTATTAGTATTTCACAATCTGCTTTAAATTCACTGCTTTCTAATCTGGTTTGATCATATGCTGGATTGCCGTCGTCATCCGTTTGATTGGTAGACTCGGCATCTGTTATTAAAGTTTGTATACCGTCTATGACACGATCTTTTGTTAACAATGTTTCTGGTTTGAATGGTAACCAAACCGTATTGAAATTGGTGCTACCATCGATGCTATTGATAAATATTTGAATTCTTGCTGCATCAGTCATTTCAATGGTATCCGGATCCATTTCAGTATTTTCACCGTTATAATCTTGATATGCATCAATTGAAAATTTAGCTAATGAATCAGGATCGTGTGCTATATAATAAACATCTCGACCTTCATTTCCATGATCTTCTACAACATCCATGTCATCATACTCGCCAAAATCAATTACGTATTTCTTTCCATAATATGTAAATGAAGCTACATCTGTTTTGTAGTCGAATTTTACATTTTGTAATGCAGGTTCTTTGAATTGCCTACGAGACATTTGTTCTGTTATTAAATCTTTAAGTCGAATCATATTATTACCTTATTATATATAATAAATATCAGGTTACCAAGAAATCTTCTTGAAAAATATTAATTCAACTACACGGTAGCTGTCGTCGTCTGTTAGTATAAATGAATTTTGATAGTGTGACCAATCTACTTGATATGATTTATCTAAAACTCCGTTGTTGACTCGACGTATAATTGCGTTAAGAGCATTGACTGTATACAGAGTATTGGTTTCTTTTTTACGATGTATGCTTATGGTGTTTTGTCCCCGTCGAGTTGTGCTATCAGCATTGTAGGTGCAATACAATTGATCTTGTTGATCTGCATTGGAAAACACGAATATTCGTTGTTCTGGTATAGTGTAACTTTGTTGTATGTAATCAGTTACAATGTTTAAATCTGTCTGATGAGCGAATGTGCAAAGTAGTTGTGTTTTCAATTGTTTAGTCCTAGAATTTTTTTGGCTGTATAAATATTTTAAAAACTATAGATACATTATTTCCAATGTCGAATTGTTTTGCAAATTCTCCAGTTTCTCCGGTCGTTATTGCTGCAATAATTTGTTCTTTAAAATTAGTTTTTTCTAATCCAGCTTCAACTTGTGTAGTTAATATGTCTGAAATTTGTGATTCGGTACCTAACTGTGAATAAATTTTTTCTCCTAATGATATTCTGCGCAATAGTTGTGATGAAATAATATATACCGGACTAATTGAGTTAAATTTATAGCCTCCACTATTTCTAAAACCAAATATATAAAATTTATTTGGATCGTTAGAAAAAAATGTAGTTTGTAAATTTAAATTAATATTACCAGTAGTTGCAGTTTTAACTTCAAATTTATTGTTACCATCCTCCCCGTCTACACCTTTTGCTTGGGATGTTACATGTTGAATATTTGTGTTAAATTTAGAATTCAAGTAAGTAAATATAACTGCTTCTGCTGCTATGCCTGGAGATGTGTAATCAGATATTGGCAAATTAGTTTTATTATTATTTCCTAGTGTATAGTGCCCATCATATCCGTCAGTATATTGGTCAATGTCTGTAATTGAAAATACTGTTTCGAAACTAGGTTTATAATGTTTTTTAGTATATTCTGCTAATTGTTGTAACTGACCAATTTTGTTTTTAGTTTTTAACAATTGCAATAAATCCGCAAAATCATCAGTTGCTGAATTTGGATCTGATGATAACATACCAGATGTCTCTTCTTCATCTTGTTCTTCTAATCCCATTGCTCTGCGCACAATTGCATCTTGTTGAGGTTCGGGTAAATCAGTTTGTTCGCGTAAAACGTTGCGCAACTCAATGTAATCTTCGGGGCAGTCTGGATAACCTTTTTCTAATCGGTATGTCCATTCTGTAATTATAGAATCTATATTCATAACGTGATAGTTCTCATTTTATCATAAATATCGCCAACTTTACATTTCACCGGAAATTTTCCCTGTTCCATGATAGTTTTTATTTGTGGCAATATGCCTTTGGCTTCTGATAAAGGAACATCGAATAGAACGGAGTCATATGTATACAATATTATACATGCTTCATAGTCTTGCAGATATTTTTGTAGTTCTGCTAATTTTTTAACAGACACCTCTGTTTCAGTGGCCTGCAAATAATAGTTAAACAACTTATATGATGTCATGTTGGTGACTTGATCTTTGCAAATGCTACGACCTATTATAGGAGTTTTTATGCAACCACTGCGCTTCCATGTAGCCCAAAGCTTAAACACAAAATCATTTACTTGCTGAAAAAATGGAATCGTTAAAAACTCTTTGTCTATGCCTCCATATAAAAGTCTAAACGTAATAGCTTTACTTTCTTCTCTTTGTTGTTGTGTTAATTCTTCAACACCAAAATAAAAGCGACCCAAATAGTCATGTATACTAGTTTCAGGCAAATCATATCCAATAAGTTTAGCAATCAGTCTAACATGATAACTGTCAAAATCCATTTCAACCAAAGCACCTTCAGTGTGTCTGCTTACAAATGCCGCTCTAGTTCCATCTTCTTTGTTCATTGCCGCATAATTGAATCCACCATATGCATTGCTTGGTCGACCCGTTGTGGTATGATAGTTGTATCTGGAATACACTCGATTGCCGTTAACTAGTTCTGGCATTCGAAAAGTGCTGTTAACTGCTAATCCATTTTGTTCTATGTCAGCAAACGTTCTGGGATACAACTCATTGAAACGTTTATATGAATCGGTGAGTTTTGCATTGACAATCATGGGCCATGCATAATGTCTAATCTTCTGACACATAGCCAAATGTTGCTGCATTGGTATTACTGCATTTACTTGTGGTAATGATTTGAGTCGACGCCAATAAAAATCATGAGCTGGTGTAGGATAATGAGACTCATCATATGCTTCATTATATGTATACCACCACAAAGTCTTTACATCCCATACGGCATCGTTTCCACCGGTTTGAAGCCACCGCTTCTTGTCATGGATAAATATATTATCTAGTTGCAAGAACTGTTTTAGATATTGTGAAAAGCCCCTTATTTGTTCTGTATGAGCCATTGGTATCAACCATTCACTTTTATCTTCACAATAAATGTAAACTGCGTGAATATCTTGTTGTGATTCGTGGGTAGTTGGATTTGCATAGATAGGAACTAGTAATGTCTTGTTTTCTGCTATTATACTTAGGCAGGTCGTAACATCAGATTCATAGTCCACTATCATATAACATATAATAGTAAATAATTTTTACGAATCCAATCCGTTGATGTCTGTGGGTTTGATAAAGTCTGTGTCGGTATAGTATTGAAGTGGGTCTGTTAATATGTTGGAGATGCCTGGTAATTTTACTTTAGCTAAATTTATTTGTTGTCGATTTTTTGATATTACTCCTAGAGTCGACACAATACCATTAAAAGAATCTTGTTTTGGACCTGAAATATACCATTTTATTTCAATAATTGAATATAATTTTTTATCAGAAATATTACTAGATATATCGTCATATGATTTTTTTTCAATTTCTTGTATACTATTACTATCATATTTCTTAATAAAATATCTTGTTATATATCCTGTTGATATATTTTCTTTAGTTAAGTTTACTGGTATTAAAGAAACTGATTTAAATTTTGTTTTAATCTTTGGTTTTAATCTTCGGTATTCAGTTGCGCCAGGATTGTTAGGTGTTGGTGCTTGATATGCAATTAATTTTTTTGATATTTTAGCATTCCATTTTGATTGTGTGTAAATTTCTCCAGTTAAGTATCGATGATATGCTCCTTTATATTCAATATTATCTGTAGTCATCCATTGTTTACCTTTAGTAAACAAATTATTAATAGTTTCATCTGCAGTGTAATATGTTTTTTGTCTGCTCATATTAATCTATATTAGGCCTCATTATACATTTAACTTTAGTAGTCCACATTCCATCTGTCCCAACGGTATGGTTTATTCCTATAATACTAAATACCGTGTTTGTTGTGTATTTTTTTGGTAATGCAGCAAAAGACAATACGTCGCCATATCGCAGTCCATTAATGCCATCGATGGTAAATGATGCATCGAATGGGAATATTGGTGCAGTTAATTGCTGTGACTGACGTATGTCAGATCCTGGATATTTTAGATATTCTAACAATGCAGTTTTTAGATCCGCTTCTGTTTCGGAGTCTTGTGGAGATAATCCATATTTTTCTGCTGCTTGATTTAAGTTTTTTATTGCTTCTGTATGTTTACTTTTATAATTTTTGATAATATTGTTTAGACCGGCTACGTCGTCCGCATTAAACATAAAATTCATATATGGTGCAATTTTTTCTTCTGATATGTCAGTACCCTGATTTAAAACATAGCTAAGATTTTTTACACTTGTAGGCAACTTTGCAGAGAATTGAAAATCGTGAACTATTGTACCAATAGGATCATTAGCAAACATTGGAACATTGTATGGAATAACATTTTCTCTGTCTATATATCCAGCGTCAGCAAATACTATTTTAGTATTGTCTTCTTTTAATTCAGTTAATACCAATTTAATTGCCCCTGCAGTTGCATTTTTAACTAAGTCTGATATTGATTCTAAAAATTTTCCAATTTTAAATGAATTTTTATTAGTAGATAAACTATCGATAATTGCGTCAATTGCTCCTAGATTTATAAAGATGCGGGTTGGAAATATTTTAGATGAACTATCTGTACCTGCTGATTGATATATTCCTGGCCAATCTTGATATATATTTTTATCTTGCAAATTTTGTTGATAATCGAGTGTGTTTCTAACAGCAAATTCATAATATCCAGTTTCTCCATACCAATTCATATCTCCTGGAATAGATGGGTCTTTTGGTAACAACAAAACATTTTCAGGATCATTTGATTTTAAATGTTTATAATATGTACTAGCAATCTGAATGTCATCACATAAAACACCTATACCTTGTTGTTTACTAGCTACTTGTGTGTTTATAAAATGTATTAATGCGCCTATTGTTATGTATCGATTTTCATCAGTTAATATTTCTTTCGCTCGTTTTTCTTCTTTTTCAAATTGTTCTTTTTGAGCAGCTTCTTCTTGTTCTGCAGCTAGTTGTACAGTTTCTAATTCAGTTTCTATTGCTGCTATTTCTGTTTCTATTCCAGGTATAACTGTTAGATTATTTGTATCATTTGCAAAGTTTAATTCTGCATTTAAATCTTCTAATTGTGTTAATAAATTTTGCTCTGTTCCTTCTGTTTGTGATGGTTCATAAACAAATTGTCTTGTTATATTTGTTGTAAATGGTTGGCCAAACAATATAAATCTGTCAGTGGTACTAACATTTGACTCACCTTCAATAAAGAATGGCATTATTCCAGTAGACATATCATTGGTAGCAGCTTTAAATTTGCCTCGCAATTCGTCATCTACTATACCTGACAATGTTTCGTAAAATTCTTTTTGAGTATCATCGTCTGGTTCTGTAACTTCTGGCTGAGCTGCATTTAATTCTATGTTGCTTGTTGCAGTTAATTTTGATTTTTTTTCTTTTTCTGGATCCATTAACATTGATACGTCTGTATATATATCACTAGTACCAGTTAATGAAATTGTTATTTCTACCGATGCATCTGCTGCATATGATAAATCAAAATTAGTTATTAATCCAGTAAATGTATATG